AGCGTTTCCCGCGCCAATGGGCAGCCTTCCAAAACCGCAAGGATGCGGCCGGCCAATTCATCGGTACACCGATCTCTGAATGGACGCGCGTAAGCGCAGCGCAAGCAGAAGAACTCAAGGCGCTGAAGTTCTATACCGTCGAATCAATCGCCACAGCATCTGATGCTCAGTTGCAGGGCATTGGCATGATCGCCGGTACATCGGCATTTACCTTCCGCGATGAGGCAAAGCGATTCCTGATGGTTGCCGAGGCTGCCGCCAAGTTGACCGAAGCAGAGCAAAAGCAGAAAGAAGCAGACGAAAACTTGGCGAAGGCAAAAGAAGAGATGGCAGCCCAATCCGCCAAGCACGCACAAGAGATGGCAGATATGCGCCAACAAATGGCTGAATTCATGGCAACCATGACGCAGGAGGCAAAAAAACGCGGCCGTCCAGCGAAACAAGAGGAATCAGCATGAATGATCCTCGTCCCATGAAAAAAATTAGCGACGTAACAAAGAAGTGCGTCGCTATCGTTCGCTTCGGCCCCTCTGGGTATCAGACAGATGGCTTTCGCCCAGGCGAATACTACCAAGTCACCATCGACCCCGCGCGTGTCTCTCCGACAGGTGAATTTATACGCTTCGGCATACATGGCGATGGCAACGGCGCTAGTGATGAGCTTTGCGGCTGGCAGCGATGTGATGCGTTGTCAGTCGTTGAAATTTTGGGTGAATGGAATGGCGATGAGCCTCCAGTTATGCAATACGGCCACGGCTTTGTAACTCAATTGGCGGAATAAATGTCCTCAACGATGCTGCAACTCATCCAGCAAGCGACTGGAGAGCTAGGCCTTTCTGTGCCAACGTATGTCGCTGGTAATGTGGCTACAGACACGATTCAGCAATTGGCCTTATTGAATGCCGTTGGCTATGAGTTGCAGCAGAAATACGAATGGGAACAGGTGATTACCGAGTATCGGTTCACTACTTCGTATACGACAACAACGGGAAATACCACTAGCGGCTCCGCAGTTGTTACAGGAATCCCATCAACTGCTGCCTTATCTGCCGGTACGTACATGGCCATTGGGACTGGCATCAATTCTGATACCTACATTCAAAGTGTCGATTCGTCCACGCAGGTAACATTGAGTCAAGCATGCACGGCCACAGGAACCGGTATCACGATCAATTTTTGCAAGACTAAGTATGCATTTCCGAGTGACTACGATCGTCCTGTCGATAAAACACAATGGGACAAGTCAAAACATTGGGAAATGCTAGGCCCAGTAACGGCGCAGCAGTGGCAATTTCTGAAATCCGGCTATATCTCTACGGGACCACGTATCAGCTATCGTGCGCTTGGTGGATATTTCCAAATTTGGCCACCGACAGCATCAGCGGAGTATCTAGGCTTCGAATATGTTTCAAAAAACTGGGCATATGACAACAGCGGTAATGCAAAGAGTTCTTTCACTGTCGACACGGACACTTGCATTTTCCCAGACCGTCTGATGGTTCTTGGCCTCAAGCTGAAATATTTCGAAATCAAAGGATTTGACACTACGGCGCTAGCGCGCGATTTTTCAGCAGAGCAGAGTATTGCCTTTGCGTCAAATAAGGGCTCTGCGACGCTTTCGTTTGCCCCTCGGATCAATACCATTCTGATCGGGCCAGATCAAATTCCCGACACAAATTATGGCTCTTGATGAAGCTCTGGCCAACGGACACCGGATTTTATGCGACTAACTGCACTTTGGCGGATTCCATAGTCAGCGGCAATTTCCTTTTGTGGTCGCGGGTCGGAAATTATTGCAAGGGCCTGTTCTTTGGTTAATTTATGAGTGCCACAGCGCTCACCGCGATTAGATGTCCCGTGTTTGAGTTTGTCGGCATGGTTATTGGCTGGAGTATCCCATCGAAGATTTCCAAGATGGTTGTTTCTGAAGTTGCCATCGTTGTGACATCCCTCCATGCCTAATGGACATGGCCCAATAAATGTTTGAAGAACAAGCCTATGTACTCTGCGCGCATAGGCCTTATCACCTATCCATAACTGAACGTAAAGAGCTGCGCCGTTTGAATGAAGATGCTGCGGTTTTATATGTTTGGTGTTTTTGTTTCTGACTCGCCCATGATTGGATATTTCGTACGTATTTTCAAAGCCTGCGATTGGTTTCCAGATCTCTTTCATGGCGGATATTCCATAACCCGGGATATGGGATTATAACATGATACCTTCGCAACGGGCGCGCTCCTATGCCGTGACATTTCCGGCGCCAGTGGGAGGATGGAATGCCCGCGATTCGCTATCCGCGATGGCTGAATCGGATGCCGTATATCTGACGAATTGGTTTCCAGGTACATCGTCTGTGGTGCAGAGGTATGGATATACGCAATATTCCACAGGGCTTGGTACTCAGGTTGAGTCGATCTTTTCCTATGCAGGCGGATCTTCAATCAAATTGTTTGGTGTAGCGGGCGGAAAGATTTACAACTGCACATCTGGTGGTGCGGTCGGTGCAGCTGACGTAAGTGGCCTTACAAATTCTCGCTTCCAATACGTGAATGTGGCCACGACTGGCGGCAACTTCATGTTATGTGTGAATGGGGCTGACAAACTTCGAGGATATACGGGTTCTGCATGGTACACGGATGGCGATGGAACTCATGACATCACGGGAGTAAATACAGCCAATATCATCGGGATCAATCTTTTTAAGAACCGTGTCTGGCTGATTGAAAACAACTCACTTAATGCTTGGTACCTGCCATTGTCGTCGATCGCGGGGGCAGCAAATGCTTTCCCGCTTCAAGGGGTTGCTCGCCTAGGTGGCTATATCGTCGCGATGGGAACTTGGACGATGGATGCAGGTTATGGCGTAGACGACATGGCAGTTTTCGTCACGAGCCGTGGCGAAGTTATCGTCTACAGCGGCACAGACCCGTCTAATGCAAGCACATGGTCACTTGTAGGTGTTTGGCAGTTAGGCTCACCAATTGGACGCAGATGCCTTTACAAGTTCGGCGGCGATCTCCTGATGATCACTCAGGATGGCATTGCGCCAATGTCGACTGCGTTGCAGTCTGACAGGCTGGATCAGCGTGCGCTTTTGACGAATAAGATTCAAAAGGCGATTTCCGAGGCTGTTACAGATTACGGCGCCAATTACGGATGGCAGATGATTGCCTTCCCGAAGCAAAACCAGCTCTATCTCAATGTCCCTGTGTCCACCGGAAGTTCGCAACAACAGTATGTGATGAACACCATCACAAAGTCATGGTGCAACTTCACCGGTTGGAACGCGAACTGCTTTGAGATCTATAACGACGACTTGTACTTTGGTGGCAATGGTTTCATAGGAAAAGCATGGAACGGCCTTTCCGACAATGGGACTGCAATTCAAACCAATGGCAAACAGGCATTTAATTATTGCGGAGACCCGAACTCCTATAAGCGTTGGACGCTCATGCGTCCGATGATCCTATCAAACGGAAGTCCTACAGTCCTATGCAGTATTGATGTGGATTTTCAGGACATTGATCCAACTGGGGCATTGCAATTCTCATCGACTTCCTATGCATCATGGGATGGGTCTGGAGCTGCCTCCCAATGGGATACAGCGGTCTGGGGCGGCGATCTTAGCATCATCAGGCAATGGCAGGGCGTCAATGGTATGGGAAATTGCGCTTCTCCACGATTGAAGACAGGCTCAATGAATATCCAGATTGAATGGATTAACACCGAACTCGTAATGGAACAAGGCGGGATATTGTAATGGCTACTTCTGACGCTCAGGCTTTCATTAACCAAGACAAATACAACCAGGCAAATGGCATTACTGGGGATAATCTTGATCTATCGAAGTTAGGGTGGGTTCCTGACCCTAGCGGCCAATATCTCGTACCGCCTAATGGTGGTGGTCTATTTGGCATTTCTAGTGCATCGGGCGCGCCAAATACGTCCCAGAACTCTGCCCAAAACCAAGTTCGCCAACTTTATCAATCGATTCTTGGGAATAGCAATCCAGATCAACAAGGCCTAGATTATTGGACAAATAAGCTGAACAGTGGCATGTCAATGTCCGATCTGGCAAGCGAATTCCAGAAGTACGCGACTCCTGGCACAAGCCAGTACGCGGCGACTCACAGCGCACAGCAGCCAACCGGAAACACAGGTGTGTCAATGCCATCAATGACGAGCTTCCCAACGACGGCAAATGGGCTTCCTGATTACGCTGCGCTTGCAAACTTCCAGTCTCAATACAACCTGAATAACGCTCGTCAGCAGAGCAATATGAACAATCCGAACTACTACGGGCCGCAAGGCTCGCAGGTTCGGACAATGAACCCAGACGGGACTTATAACGTCACGCAAACGCTGAATCCGCAGCTACAGGCGAATTACGATGCGTCGAATAGATTGCAAGGTGCGCTTTTAAATCAAGCTCAGAACTTGACAGGCAATCCGCTCAGTTATGCAAATGCTCCTAATGCTCCAACATTTGACACGAGTGGCGTGACCGCGATTCCGAATGCCGATGCAAACGATCTTGCGCAAGTACGCGATTCCGTCTACCAACAGCAGACGCAATACCTCGATCCACAATTCCAGCAGGCGCAAAGTGATCTGCAGTCGCAGTTAGCCAATCAAGGCATCATGCCTGGCTCGGAAGCTTACGACCGAGCTATGAATAATTTCAATCTCACCAAGCAAAAGGCATATAGCGATGCTCGCAATAATGCCATTCAAGCCGGTGGACAGGAGCAGTCGCGGCTATTTGGGATCGGCCTCCAGGCTAATCAAGCGGGAATGAACAATGCAGTCGCTGGCTTCAATGCTGGGATGCAAAGTCGTCAGGAAGGCGTCAATGAAGCGAATGCCTTGCACAATTCACCCATTAATGACATCAATGCTTTGAAGACTGGATCGCAAATCCAGCTTCCATCATTCACCGGTCAAGTCGGAACCAGTATCCCTGGCGTTGATTACATTAATGCTGCGAATTTGGGGTACAACGCAAATCTTGCCCAGCAAAATGCCACTAATGCCCAGAATACCAATTTCACTAATGGATTGTTTGGGCTTGGCTCAGCTGCACTTCAAGGCGGCTTGTTTAACAACATAGGAAATTGGCTTGGCAACAATAGCAATTATGGAAATTGGTTAAGCAATAACTCTGGCACGATGAATTCAAATGGCTTATCGCCTAACGATTTGGCAAGTTTTGGATGACTAGGAGCGCGAAATGCCAACTTCTGACGAACTCTCCATGGCGCAAAAGTATGGAGGGGGTGATTTCAATGGAGTAGATTGGGGCTCGCTTCTCAAGGCCATCCAAGGCTATAACGACCTTGTCGGCTCCGGTGGCATCGGTATGACTGACACCGGTCAGATGGGACCGCTGACGGATTACGCCAACAGTTTCGTAGCCAATAATCCTACCTATGGTTGGCAGATGGACAGCTATCAACCGGGGGATGGAAGTACCTTTCTGCAAAAGGTGGCAACAAATCAGGATGGAGTCCCAAAGGGATATAAGCGCTACGATCAAGTAAGTATTGATCCGAATACCGGCAAAGCCACGACCTGGCAGAATCTGCAGGCGCTCCCTGGCGATACATTCATGGATAAGAATGGGTGGATGCTCCCCATCGCCCTTGTGGGAGCTGGTGCAGCTCTGGGGGGAACCGGAGGTGCTGCGGCTGGAACCACAGCAGGAAGTGGCGCTACTGCAGGCGCGGGTACAGCAGGCACTGCTGCTAGTTCTGCGATTCCTACTGCTGCAGAGCTGGAGGCCGCTGGATTTGGTACAGGCGGAATGGGAATGACAGGCGCAGGCGGCATTGGGTCGGCATCGTCTGTCGCTGGAGCAGGTGCTGGAGCTGCAGGCTATGGGACAACGGCAGCGGAACTCGGCGGTGCTTATGCCGGAGCCATGGGAGATGATCAACTTGCCAACGAATGGCAAAAGCTTGTTAGCCAAAATGCGGCTGATTCTGGCACATTGTTACCAACCAATTTGCCGACAGTAGATCTATCAGCAGCCGTACCGACTGGAATTTCTGATGCGCTGAAATCGGTGCTCACCCCAAGTAATATCGCAAAAGTCGCGTCTGCCCTTAAGGGCGGTGCTAGTGGTGGAAATTCTGGTGGCGTAGGTCTAAATTTCGGCAATAGCCTAGTTCCCAATCAAGCGGCCAATATGACGCCAGGAATGATTGCTGCGTCTAATTCTCCCCAAACACAACAGCAACAACTTGCACAGGCTTTAATCTTGGGTGATTCGCAGCCGAAGTTCAGTCAAGTGCAATTCAATCCGCTTAAATTCGCTCAAGCTCTTCAGGACGATAATTATGGCTGATCTTGTCACACCCATTTCTCCGATGGAGATGCAGATACAACAACAAGCCATTGACCGTCAACGGCAACTTGCGCTTGCATTGCAGCAATCGTCCCTGCAGGCTCCAGAAGGTCAGATGGTCAGCGGCCACTATGTCGGGCCAAGTGCTACGCAATACATCTCAAAACTGGCCCAAGGTTTGATCGGCAAAAATCAGCAGAGCGATCTCGATCAGAAGCAATTGGATCTCGCGAAGCAGTACAACAACAATCTGATGGGTGTCGCACAGGCTTTGATTGGTGGCGGACAGGGCGCACAAACACCACAAGTTCAACAACCAGCTCCATCGCAAGGTGACGTTGCAAGCGCAGCATTAGGTGCTGGCGCCCAAACAGGAAGTGTCGGTCCGACCAATGACAATGCTAGCCGCATGGATGCGATTAACACGCAGATTTCTCAGCAGCCGCAAGCGCCGCAACAGCCTAGTGTGAATCCGCTATTTAAGGGCATGAGCCCAGCGCTGTTGACCGCATATCTACAACAGCCGGATAGCGCATTCGGAAAGATCGCCTCAGTGCAGATACAGACGAATGCCAAGGCGATGGAACCGACTGATCTGATCAAAACGATGGTCGCTGCAGGGATTGATCCAAAATCGCCACAAGGTCAGCAGATTTTGCAAGGCAATATCGATAAGACAAATTATGTGGCGCCTCCAAATGTTCGCGAGGGCGCTACGGTACTTGACTGGCGCACGAATAAGCCAATTTTCAATGCGCCGAACAAAGAAGGATTTCAATATAAATATGACGTCAATGGTAATGCAACAGCAGCCCCTGTTCCTGGTGCCGCTGCTGCAATTGGTGCGGCCGAAGAAGCCAAAGCTGGCGCAAAGGCAAACTATCAGGTTCAAACGGGCGTGGATGCGAATGGCAATCCGATATTCACGACGGCAGGCGCAGTGGCGCGAGGCGTGAATGGAAACGCAGGCACCACGCTGGCTCAGAACACTGAGCCATTCAAAGGAGCAAATTTGCTCGCACAACTTCCGCCGAATGTACGCGCCGGAATACTGGAAAGCGCGAAGGCAGATCCGAGCGGCCGATTCTCGTTGAATTACCAATTGCCGAACGGTCAGCGCATCGTCGGTGACATTGATCTCAATTCTGGAAGCGCTCCCGTGAATAGTGCGACTGCTGGCGGCGTGCGTCCTGCTGCTCCTCCTGGCTATGCCGAGGGTCAGACCGTCATGGGAACGGCGAATGCTAAGGGCTATCAGGATCTCAAGGCGCAAGCTGCCGGCGCAGCGGATCGTATGAATGCGCTAGACAATATTCTCGATCTCGCAAATGGAGGCACCAAATATGCTCCTGGCACTTCTGCCCGTATCGAAAAACTGTCGTCTCTCAACTCACTTCTGCCGCCTGGCATGGCATTCGGAAATAGCGATGTCGCCAACGCCCAAGTTATGCAGAAATGGGCGTCAAATCTAGCTGGTCAGTATATGAAGGCATTGGGAGGGACTGGCACGGATGCGCAGCTTGAAAACTCGCTTAAGTCGATTGCCAACCCTGACATGATGAACGATGCCATCAAGGAAGTTGTACCGAAGCTGAAAGCAATGGAGGCTGCGGTACAGGCTAAGGCGAATGCATATGATCAGTGGCTATCTCAGCCAGGTAATAGCGTGGACAAAGGCAATCTCTTCGAGAACCAATTCAGGAAAGTCTACGATCCGCGTATCTTCCAGCTCAATATGATGACTCCTGATCAGAAACGCGATTACATCGGCAAACTGAGCCCGGAAGATGCCGGGGTGTTGCTTGGGAAGCGCCAACAATTGCGCACAATGGGGGCATTCTGATGGACGACATTGATGCTTTGTTAGCTGCGCGTGCGAATAGCAGCGGCAACGATAGCGCTCCTAGGGTAATCGATGATCCAAATTATCAGTCAGCGCCTGGGGCTCTGAAGGTTGAGGTTAATGGTGTTGGTGCTGCGACGGCCGATCCTGTCGAATCGCTTCTGGCGGCGCGTGCAAATGGTGAAGCACTGGCCGCTCCTGACGCACCAAAACCATCGGTTGCGGCAACTAAGCCGGAGCAATGGAGTGTGCTGGACTATTTTGGGGATGACTCAAAGCCGATGATTGGTACCGGAATGGGTCTGCTGCGCGGGGCAAAGAATCTGATTGATGCGGGCGCCCATGGACTAGCTTGGGGATACGATAAGGTTAATCATGCGCTCGGCGGCGATAGCGACGAGTACGGTAGAGACACTGCGCTTGACCGTCAAGGGCAGCAGGACTTCAAGCAATCGTATCCCGAGAACACTAAAGAGGGACAATTCGCGAAACTTGGCGTGACCGGTGGAGAAATTGTAGCTTCACTACTTGTTCCAGAAGTGCGAGCTTTGCAAGGCAGCACATTAATTCCGCGAGCGGCAAATGGTGCAATCAACGGGAGTATTGTTTCTGCATTAATAGGCGATTCCGATCCGAACTCATCATTGGGAGTGAATGCTGGATTGGGAGGAATAATCGGTGGTGGCGTAAATGCCGCATTGCCACCCGTTGTGCAAAAAGTATCGCCGTTCTTAAAGAAGATGGCATCGACTCTGAGCGGAGATGCAGCACCTGCGGTATCCGCAGCCGCTCCAGTAGCCGATGCAGTGGCGGATAATGTCGCGCAAAACGCTGCCAAACCGCGATTCAAAATGAATGTTGATGGTACTGTGTCTCCGGTGAGTGGAGCCGTGCCAGCTATGGAAAGCCAAGTCCCCACGCTGCAAAAGCCTGTCGTCATGGCGGAAAGTGGTGCATTGCCAGCTGACCAACAGGCTAAGCGCTTGAGTGTTCTGCAAGACATTGGGCTTGATACAAACCGTCCGAGCGTCATTACCGGCGATCGTTTTAAGTCTGGAACGGAATATCAGACTTCGAAGTTGGATAATCAAGTCGGTCAAGTTATGCGCGACCAGCTTGCGAAGGAACAGACCGCGCTCAATAACTACGGCGACAAACTTATAGCTGACACTGGCGGAACGGTGGGAGCTACGCCGACTGCTCGGGGCGAAGCCATTCTATCGCCATTGAAAGGCCTATCAGATTGGTTCGATTCAAGTATCAATAAGCTCTATACTGCTGCGCGCCAGAAAGCCGGCGATCTTGGTAAGGTCTCGCCGGAGAATCTTAATTCACTATTGAGTAACCCAGACTTTCGCGAACGACTCCTGAGCAGCACGGACGGCACGGCATTGCTTGGCTCGATTGACCGCCAGGTAGCGCGATTCCAAGGCACGGCAGATACAGCCGCTGGAGAAGCGCCAAATACAGTGCAATCGGCTGAAAATCTGCGCCAATGGCTCAATAGCGCCTGGACGCCGCAGAACTCGCGGATTATCGGACAAATAAAGCAAGCGCTTGACATGGATGTGGCGAACGCGGGAGGCCAAGATGTATTCCAAGCGGCTCGACAACTACACGCATTGCGTGCTAATACGCTCGATAATCCTAAGGGTATTGCGTCTTTGCTGAGCGAGTCTGGACCGGATGGTATTAACCGCACAGTGCCGATTGAGAAGGTCGCGAGTCGCATTGTTTCAATGCCAGATGCACAGTTCGGCCATATCGTGGATACGCTAAACGGCAATATGCCGCCGACTGTTGCGCCACAAGCTAGAGAAGCATTAAACGAGATACGCTCCCAATTAGCGGAACAGCTCGTTAATGCTGCACGCGGCAGTGGTTCAGGACAATGGAATGCTGTGGCTTTCAATAAAGCTGCTACGGAGCTGCAAGGCAAGCTAGGAAAAGTATTTTCGCCTTCTGAACTTAAACAGATAAAAACTCTGCATGATGCTGGTTTCATCCTCAATACGCCGACTGCTTATCCTGGCGCCGTTGCACAGGGTTACAACTTCCTGCAGCAAGGTGTTCTCGCCGGATTGCCCTCGATGGGCGCTGTAATTGGTTCGACGTTGGGCGGCGGGGCCGGAGCTGGTATCGGTTCTGGTGTAGGTGGCGCAGCCGCCAACGTGGCGAAGAAAGGTATGGACACTGCAAATGCAGCTCGCCTCTATGAATCGTTCAAAGGGCCATTTACTGAGGAGGAGAAATTGCGCCGTGTTGCTCAACAACTGGTGGGGAGCACTGCGCCAAGAGTTGTGACGCCAGCATTACTTGAGGCGCTTCGGCAGCGGCATACGCAAGATGCCACACAATAGATTGTTATCCCAATCAAATTCACAGATAAGCGTGACGCCACAAATAATGATGCAAAAGTACCACGGCACGCCAAGGAATCTCATTGCGGCAAAGATCAACCAAAACAGGCCAATGAAATAAGACGCAGCGATGATCTTTAGAAAAATCGCAAAAGCAAATCGACCATAAAAACTGCGGGGCATAAAGCGATCGAAGCGTCCCGCCTTATTGTTGTCCATTTACTATCCAATAGCCGCCTAGAGCGGCTTTTTTCATACGTCGTTAGATTTACGCTTTTTGTGCGGATTTCCCGGCTTGCCGATTGGATACATCAGTTCTTCAATCGGTATTTGTTTTTTGTAATACAGGAATCTTTCCCATGCCGCTCTGCAAATTTTGCAGGAACGATTTCCATTGTGGGTATAGGTATTTTCTGCGGTGTATTCGTGGCCACGCTTGCAGTGCGTCATGCTCCTGCGATTTTCTGCACGGGCTACCACAGCTTTGGAGATGTCACCCCTCGAATTGAGTGTTTGCTGACTGCGAGTGGCCCATCTGCAGTTTGACGGTTCGTAGTTCCCATTGTTGTCTATGCGGTCAAGCGTCATTCCTTTGGGGCGTGGACCCATATCAGCAATGAAGTTTGCATAGCCAGTTCCTCTGGGATTTGTGATGCGCCAACGTTCGCAGACTTTGATGCCGCGACCACCCCAATTTTTGAAATCTGGGCGATTCGGATTTTCACACCTCTGAATCATGTTGGCCCAAGTGTAGTAAAGCGATTTGTCTTTCATAAACGCTCCCAAGCAGGAGCTTATTTTATCATTCTTACTGGATTAAACATGTCTAGAAACGGCTCGGGGACATATTCGTTATACCCAGGTGTCAATCCATGCGTGACGGGTACAACGATCACATCAAGTTGGGCGAATAATACATTGGGAGACATCGCGAGTGCGCTAACCGCCTCAATAGCGAACGATGGACAAACGCCCATTCTAGCAAACCTCCCAATGTCTTCTTTCCGACATACTGGGGTGGGTAATGCCGTAGCCAGAACAGATTATGCGGCGGCTGGCCAAGTTCAAGATAGCACATTTCTGTGGGGTGGTACTGCTGGAGGAACTGCAGATGCATTGACAATTGCCCCATCTCCTGCAATTACTGCTTACGCCGCAGGTCAATGCTTCGAATTCATCGTTGGTGCATCTCCGAACGCAACGACTACGCCGACCTTGAACGTCAATGGTGTGGGTGCAAAAACGTTTGTTCGAAAAGATGGATCGGCTTGCGTTGCCGGCGATTTACCTGCTGGTAATCGCGTTCGCGCTCTGTACGACGGGACGAACTTCCGCCTCGATTCCAATCCGGTTGGCGGGTCAACGTCCATTACCACGCTTGGCACTATTACGACCGGCACGTGGAATGCCACGGTAATAGCCGGTCAATATGGCGGAACTGGTGTAGCCAATACCGGAAAGACGATTACACTCGGTGGCAACCTGACGACATCTGGCGCAAACGCGCTGACGCTAACCACTACCGGGACAACCAACGTCACTTTGCCCACATCAGGGACACTTATTGCTGCAGGTTCTATCACTACCTCTGGTTTGACACAAAACACCTCACGACTTCTCGGGCGTACTACGGCGTCTTCAGGCGCTGTAGAAGAGATTACAGTTGGTACTGGATTAAGTTTATCCGGAGGTAGCCTCACCAATACAGCTAGTTCTGGGCTCGTTCTTCTTGCCACGGTTACGCCAACTGCAGCAGCGAATGTCGATGCATTGACAACGTTTTCATCTACCTATGATAGTTATTTGATTGTCTTTGACCGTCTCTTGCCAGCATCTTCGGGAGCGCTTTATATGCGACTCGCAATTGGAGGAGTGGCAAATTCATCGAGTATTTACTTCATCGGAACATTCAATAGCACGCCAACAAATACAGGCGTTGCACAGGCCAATATAACTTCATCGTCAGTGTATCAATCAGGGGGTGGATGTAGTGGCATAGCATATGTGCATAATGTAAATGACACGGGTGGACATAAAATAATAACCAGCACAAATGCAGCGCAAGATACTTCTACCACCTATAACATAACGGGAGAAGGATGCGTATTTGCTAGTACGAGTGTCGTTACCGGGATTCGTTTGTTTTGGTCAAGCGGTGGCAATTTCCAAGCCGGCGGATCTGTCAGGATTTATGGCATTCAGAATAGTTAAGGAATGAAGATGGATAAGATTTGCTATTGGGATGCCGACGCAAGAGAGCAACGTGAACGCGATGCAACGCCAGAAGAACAAGCTGAAATTGATGCGCGTCGTGCAAATGCGCCAATAGAAGCGAAGATGGCGAGAATGAGCGAAATTACCTCAATGTTGAACGCTCTAGACATCAAGCGGATTCGTCCGATTGCTGAAGGAGATACGGCATATCTCGCGACATTGAACGCACAAGTACAGTTACTTAGAGAAGAGTATCGTCAATTGAAATCAGAGATATAAATCTCTGTGCAGAGTAATACTTAAAGCAGCCTTTTGGGCTGCTTTTTATTTTTGTCGGAATGCGAGCCGACATTTGATGTAACCAAAAACAAAAAGTTTCACAACCATAGCCGCCACGAGCGGCTTTTTTTATTGCAGAGGAAAACATGACGATTCACTCCATTAAGAACGCTGGCGATGCAGCTGCGCTTACGACGGCATTGGCCACGTTTGTAGGATGGCTACCAGCCATCGCAGCCGCGTTATCCATTGTCTGGACGATCATGCGCATCGTGAGTGAATGGGATGGTTTCTCAAGCAAGGTGAAAAGCTGGTTTGGTGGGCAATCATGATTGCCTCATACGTCAACCTCTCCACTCTCCAGCCTTTGATGCTGGACCAGAAAACAGAAGGCTCTTGCGTTGCCGAGGTATTCGAAGAGCATATCAACTATATCCAGTTCACCGCCCATCTTCCCATCATCAATGCTTCTGCGCAGTTCGCTTATAACGTCGGGCGCATTGCTGAGGGAAATTTCCCAACTGATGGCGGCATGGCACCGGACGAAGCCTTAAAGCAGGCGATGCCGGGTAAGTATGGCATCTTGCCGGAATCTCAGATGCCGTTCGATCCGGCGTCTGTAGGCACGACGCCAACGGATGCGCAACTGTCTCAGGCACAGAACGCGCACATTACGGGATACACGTCATTGACCTTAAATCCTGATGATTTCACGGCGAATATCAAGACGATCGAATCGTATCTGACGTCTGGTATTCCTGTAGAAGTGGCCGTCAATATCCAACGATTCTACTGGTATTTGCATGGCCCGCTCGATCAGCAGGATTCGTCTGTCTCATGGAATTCATCCATGTACGACGTCATGGGACGGCATGATCTTCTGCTGTTAGGTTATAGCGTATCGGGCGACTACTTCATTGCGAAACAGTCGTGGGGCTCAGGGTATGGAGACAGCAACCAACTGATTGCCGTGCCACGAACAGCGCTGGCACAAGAGACGTTCGCCGCCTATACGCTCAACGGTATATCGGGCGCGCTCGGGACGATCGACGTAACCCATACAGCCAATAAGTCTGTCGTCTCTCAGATGTACGTCGAACTGCTCAACCGTGCCGCAGACCACGGCGGCATGGATTACTGGGTAGGGCAGATCAACAGCGGTTCGTCCTCGAATAGCGTGGCTGACACGATCATCAGCATCACGCCACTGTCATCGATGACGAATCAGCAGTTTGTCGACACGATCTACGTAAATGCCCTTGGTCGCAATCCAGATTCATCTGGCGAATCGTACTGGATGGGTCAACTGGCGACGAACTCTCGCGGCACGGTGGCAATGAACATCGCTACTGCAGTGATGAACTATGTCGGTACAGATCAGGCGGCATTGACATCACAAGCGCTATTCACGAACAAGATGCTTGTATCGGATCACTACGCTATCGATATGGCGGCGAGTGATACCAGCGTTGCTGCGACGATTATCGGTCAAGTCACGGCAGACGTGAATTCCGCGCCATCGGAATATCTCGCGGCTGCGCATTTGTTGGGGTGGACAGCATGAAAAAGAAAATTCGTAGGCACTCGCACAAGATATTGTCTGCTGTTGGCATGGCGGCAGGGCTTGCGCTAAACAATATCACTGCGCTACAAGGCGCACTGCCGAACGGTTGGTATATCGGCTTGTTTGCGGTGATTTTCATCATTGACCTAGTCGCAAACCATGGCGATGAGTGACCGCGCACGGAAACGTGCCGCAGCTGCTGCGATAGCGACCGCCATAGCGATTCCTGCCGAGGGACTACGTCAGTATGCCTATGACGATACGACAGGCGTTTTGACAGTCTGCTATGGCTCTACGACGAACGTAATAGCTGGTAGGCGCTATAGCATTGAAGAATGCCGACAACGTTTAGATGCAGATATGCAGTTGGCAGTAATTCAGGTGGAGCGTTGCAATCCTGGCTTGCCTGACGATGTTCTCGCTGCGTTCTCCGATGCTGTTTATAACATTGGACCGAGAGTGGCATGTGAGTCTACGGCACATAAACATCTTCTTGCCGGCCAATACAAACAGGCATGTTTAGAGCTTACGCGTTGGAACCGAGCAGGAGGAATTCCGTTGCCAGGTCTGACCAAGCGTCGAGAGAAGGAAAAGGAAATCTGCCTAAGAAATCTGTAATACCGCCGCCGCGCAGCCCTCACGACGGGCCAGATGGGATAGGGCATAGGAGCAATCATGCGTAACTTTATCGCGGGCGCTTTGTGCGCCTTTTCTATTTCCGCCATTGCTGTCACCGACAATCCCGATGGATCGGTCACGCTCACCAAAGAAGAAGCGGCAAACTTGATCGAGAACTTCCAGCGCATGGAAGGCGAAATCTCCCGGCTTGAGGGTGAAGTCGAGAAGGCCAATACGTACTTCAAAGTAATGCAAAAGCGTATGGCGGAATGCCAGGCAAAGGCAGGTAAGCCGGTATGAGTCCGCTGTCTCTACCTTGGAAACTCATAGCTGAGATAGTCGCTGCAGCCGCTCTCTTTGCGGCGATTACCTTCGGCATTCATCGCTTCCTTGAGCATGAGCGTGAAATCGGCCGAGAAGAAGTTCGCGCCGAGTATCAGCAAAAGCTACTGGAAGCCACCCAAGCGGCGAAGGCAAAAGAAGAGGCTGACGCCAAACGTCTACAGGAGGCACAAAATGCATATGCCAAAGCTCAGGAAACTATTCGTTCTCTCGCTGCTGCCAATGTCGCTGCTTCTAACAGCCTGCGCGACACAACCGCAAGTATCAGCAAGCGCCTGCCCGAGTTATCCGCAGATGCCTTACGTGACCTCGCCAGAGCCTACGGGAACGTTCTTGACAAATGCTCAGCAGAATATTCAAGGCTGGCAGAGCGAACTGAAGTCATCAATGCCGAAAAGCGGAAATTGATGGAGAGCTGGCCCAAGCCAAGTTCCGATTCGTCGTCAAATCCGAATAACTGAAGAGGATTCGGAACATGCCTAGAACTAAAAAGCAAATTCCAGAAGACTGCATGCCGCAGTGCCGAACATGCGCCTTCTACCAAGCCGAACAAGCCGATGAAGCTGGGTATTGCAGGCGATATCCACCACAGTTCGTCACTGATGACGAGACGATCGGATGGTCATTTCCTGTTGTCGTGCAGGATGACTGGTGCGGCGAGTTCAAGCGCCAATGTAACTAAGGAGAGGGCGAATGGCACTTCCGACATTCATCGATCCGAAATTAAAAGAATATGCAGTCGGCAAGCAACTTGAGTATCTCGAAGCCGTAGAAAAATATGGAAGCGGCGCAAAGGCTGCTGCAGTTCTAGGCGTCAACAAAAACACGATCAATAAGAGTATTGCGCAGGCCAAGCGAAGAGCAGCAAAGTTGGGCTATTCTCCAGAGCACGACATGACGCGCACTGTGCCTGATGGTTTCATTGTCAAGGGCGTATCAACCTACTACAACGCTGAAGGGAAGCCAGCAGGACAGTGGGTGAAGTCTACCGTTGACAGTGAAAGAATGGCAGAAATATTTCGCGAGGCTGCTGCCGCAATGGCAGAAGAGTTGCCACGTCAATCACCTATCTCTCCGCCACTGAAGATCGATGCCGAACTTGCTAATCTATTCACTCTAACGGATAGCCATGTGGGGATGCTGGCATGGCATAAGGAAAATCTAGAATCAGATTGGGATCTGGCAATTGCCGAGCGAGTTCTAACTGGCTGCTTTGAGTACATGGTGAATGCGGCACCAAAGGCAAAGGTAGGCATCATTGCGCAGTTGGGGGATTTTCTGCATTCAGACGGCAGCCAGGGCATGAAGGCCGTAACACCAACTTCAGGACACGCCTTAGACCAAGATGGCCGATTCGCCAAGGTCGTGCAGATTTCTGTGCGCATTCTCCGCAGAATCGTGAACTTGGCTCTTGAGCGACATGAGCGGGTAATTGTCCTCATGGCGGAAGGCAATCACGATATGGCTTCTAGCGTATGGCTTCGTGCGATGTTCTCGGCGCTATATGAAAACGAACCGCGTGTAGAGGTAATCCAGTCTGAGTTGCCATATTACGTCTACCAGCATGGCGAGACGATGCTTGCATGGCACCATGGGCATTTGCGCAAGCCCGACGATTTGCCACTCTTGTTCGCCGCGCAGTTCCCCAAAATATGGGGCACTACTTCAAAGCGATATGCACATTGCGGACATTGGCATCATGTGCAGGAAAAGGAGCACTCTGGTATTACAGTAATCCAGCATCCGACATTGGCAGCACGAGATGCATATGCCGCGCGTGGCGGCTGGATTGCTGAGCGCCAGTGCACAGCAATTACCTATCATTCCAAATTCGGACAAGTGGCGCGAAATACCGTAACACCGGAAATGCTCGAATAATGGCTATTTCTGTAGTGACCACGCTATACTATTCCGCATGGAATCCGAACCATCACGCCAGGTCGAACTTTTCTTCGTCAAAGCCTATGATCCGATCCGCAAGAAATCGTACCGTACCCGCTGGAAGATGACTCGCGAGGATGCGGCACGCAAGTTCCCCGATGGTTACAAGATCCTTGAACATACCAAGGAAGTAAGAACGGTAGGCGGCGATTCGCTCCACAACTCGGCGGCTAGGCTTTACGATGGGTGGAAGAAGTAAGATTAGCTTGCGCTAGATCCACCATCGCTATTCCTCCTACCGCTCTACGCGTTTAACGAACGAATTTATTCCTTTAGTTGGCATACAGCAATCGCCAAAGCATAAAAGAAAAATTCATTCCTCCTCCGTCCTCACGTCCTGCCAGTCATCCCAACGCTCATTCGAATAGTCTGAATTCTCGCTCCATTCGATGAGTTTGCGGAACTGCAGCTTTGGCCGCTCAGTCGTTGTATGGGGCGGCACCACCCACCTGAAATCCACATCTACAATTTGCATGGTTCCTCCAATGTTCGGCCAGTCGGTCAATTTATTAGCACTCGTACAGGTTCTGTCATTGATTCTCCGACAAAACTTTGACACTTTCGGCAGCTATAAAAATTCGGTATGACGGTGTCATTTAAGCGGCCACCGCATTCCTTGTGCGCCAAATACTCTTCCACGATCCGCACGCCAGCGCTCGGTTGTGGATAGAGCGCTGGCACACCTTGCAAGTAGTCTTTTTTCATTACCTTCCTCCATCATCCGCCTGTAGCGGGAGTTCGACCATTTAGTCTTGCGATTCTACGTGCAAGCTTTTCAACTTGACGTTTTAGAATCACAATGTCGTAATCTGATGTGCTTGGCTGGATTAGCCGCGGCAATTCTCGCTCAATACGCTTTGCATTCTGGAGTGCCTGTTCCAGTGTCCTGGCGATACGCATCATCCCTCCCTGTCTTCCATCTGCTGGCCGATAGTGGCGGCGGCGCTATTGTGTTTGCGCAAAATTGGAAGTGCTATAGCTGCAGATGATAATGCGCCATCCAAGGATTCTGCGGCGATGTGCAATCCCGGATCTGTCGGGCTAGAGACATGAAAGTAGCCGTCACTGTGGGTTATTTTTAGAGTAATTGGTTCTTTCGCCGCCCATTCCAGCATCTCACGTTCTGTCACGGTTAGCCTCCAGTTTGGCGATTACGGATTGCACAATAGCGAAGCGGACGGCAGTTTCCTTGTCTGGATGCTCTTGCCAGAATTGGAAGTTTCCCCAAGTGTCATCATCAGCGACTGATACTCCGTCGTGATGTTTGTCTTCGGTCGGATAGCATTCGTGCTGGACCATCAGCACAAAGGCGGCGGCGTTGTCACGGCACCAGTGTGGAATATAAAATCGCTCAGTTGACGGCCAATGCAATCCAGCGGTGCGCTCTTTATGGAACCCAAAGATTGATATGCCAACAACGTTGATATCCGTATATCCAAGCAGACTTGCAAGTCGCTTCTCGGCTTCAAGATATTTGTCCATCATCCTCTCCTTTCCGCGCAGTAGGGCGGCAATTGTTGTTTGACACTCATCAGTGGGTTAACTTCAGGGATAACACAGGGTATCTACGGGCAAGTATCAGTAATTGCGGCAATGTCATTATTCCAATGAATTCAAAGGCTTACGTAAAATGATTGCCCTACGCTTACCCTAGAATGCATGGATATAAAAACAGTAATTTCCACCGTTACAGGTTAATAGCCTATCGGGGGTTCGAATCCCCCCCTCTCCGCCAGTACTTCAAGCCACTGATTTTATTGAAGAATCAGTGGCTTTTTCTTTTCCGCCTAAAAATTCATCTGTTTTCTGGACTAGTTTGGGGTTAACTTGGCTTGCAAGCGCTTGCTCGACCTTCGCCATTTCCCGGTCGTCTTGGTCGCCGTGAATCCAGTCCGCGTAGACCTCGAATAGCATTTTCAGACTGTGCCCTAGCTGCTTCGCGATGAACGCCGGATTGACAGCAGCCATCAACATGACCGTGGCATAGGTGTGGCGCGTATTGTATGGGCGCCGATACCGGATACCCAAAAGCGTCAGTGTCGGTTTCCAGTGCGTCCGAACGTCCGTCACGCGTTGGTATGGCAACGGCTCGCCATCTTGGGCGAAAACATAGTCACCTTTCCCAGTTAGCTTTTGCTGCCTCTCGATTGCCGTCAAAGCGCGGCTATTGAGCTTTACCGTCCTGGCAACGCTGGTTTTCGTGGCTTCTGTTTCCTCGTCGTACACAATTCCGCCTTCTACCAGCACTTCACGCTTCTGAAGGTCGATATTCGGCCACTTCAGGCCCAAACCTTCATTCGTGCGTAGCCCTGTGAAGAACTGTACTTCGTAGAAATTGCCGATTTGTTCACCATATCGTGCGCGCAGTGCCGAGATGATCTGCTCGGCTTCTTCCTGGCTGAATGGATCTGGCTTCTTGCGCTGATGCGATGTGCGCTCGATATCGTCACATGGATTTTCAGAGATCAACCGATCCCGGCGCGCGAAGTCAAAGAATTGCCGGATCATGGACAACTCGTTGTTGCGGCTTTTGGCGCTTTTCCAGGTACCCGATTTCAGCGCTTCCAGAATATCCGAATGTTTCACTCGCTCAATCGGTTGGTTTGGCAATTTCACCTTCCAGAAACTGTTGATTCGCGTAGTGTATTGCTTCTTGGTGGACGCCTTGCGCTCCAATAATTCCAGCCATCTGTCCATCGCTGGGTGCAACATCTTGGCATCGCTAGCGGCCTTCTTTGCCATTGGCGAGTGCGGAAAATAGTCCGCATAGACGAAATCGCCGGTTCGGATCTTGTCTCGAATCTCAGCCGCTACACGCCGCGCATATTTCACATTGGCTGGCGTTGGCGGCAGTGGCGCATTGTCCAGGTAGAGCGTTTCCTTGCGCTGCTTTCCTTGATAGGAGAACAGAATGCGGATGCTAGTTTCCCGAACCTCTACGCCGCCCGATGATTGCTTTCCACCCATTTGTAAATCTCTGGCATGTTCATCATGATATGGCCGTCCGGGGCTTTGCGGTAATGTTTCCCCTCAAGCCAAATCCCATCTTGGATTTTCCTGCGAACTGCTTTATCCGAGTATCCTGTCAATGCGCAAAAGACAGGTATCAGTACATACTCTAGATGTACGGATGGCGTATTCATCTTCCGTTTCTCCTGCTTCCTGACTTCATCCATTACCGCTGCCATGTTCTACCTCTTCGCACGTTCCAATTCCGCTTGTAATTCAGCCATAGCCCTGCGCGCGTCATCCGCAACCTGGGCCAGCACGGCGCCATCGCTCAAGCATGCGCGGATCGCTTCCGTTTCGTCTCCAGGTCCTTTGTCGCCACTATCTACCCATTCAATAGCATGAAGCGCCTGTGCAATCTTTTTCAGATGCGCCTTGAATGCGCGACGCTCGGGCGTGTCTAGCCGAAAATATGCATCTTCTACTCGTGAGTACAGATAATCCATGCTGCCGCCGCTCATGATTTCTCGCCCTCCTTTCCTTGTGCTTGAACTGATGGGGCAGCAGTTCTTGTATCGAACTCGCGCGATCCGCTGCATGTCTTGCCGCCGACATCTGTCACCCATGACAGTTTTCCGACACCGCCGATAGAGATCGACATTTGCATATCGCCGACCATCCAATCCAGTGCCAATTCGCCATCAGGATCAGTTGAGTACTCAATTGGTATCGGTCCATCCTCCACATGCTCTGTAGCGGCAAGTGCCTGCTGTCCGATGTTGTCGGCGTGCTGCAGGAAACTCATCGCGTCGCTTGATCCTGTATATTGGTGGTCGATGACATTCGCCCAATTCAATAGCGCCTCTCTCAGCACTGCAATGGCTTCTGCACTGTTCATGGCTTGTCCTCCGCGAACTCAATCATGGCTTTGATGAAGTCGTTCCATTCCTCGGCATTCAATGTCAATGTCAGAACTTGTTCGTCACCAATCCATAAGCCACAACTTGAAATTTCGACCGGATTTCTTGAATCCCACCATGCACCTCGAATTGAAGTTCCCCATTCAAGTTTTGGATAAAAGAACGGCATGTTGCACATGATCAGGAACCACTGATGCCTTTCACCGTCTTTGATGTACTCAAATGTCGTCCTGTCTGAAATTGCTGATGCAACCTCTAACGCTTTGCATGCAAAAAGTTCAGACATCGCAGAGTCGTACGTCGTGAAGTCAAAAATATGTTCGGACAGGAATTCAAGTGCGCTTCTGTCACCGTAATATGCCTTTTCAACTTCGAGGCTGAACGTCAACATCGCTATGGCTTCGTCCTTTGTCATAGCTTGTCCTTTATCGGTTCGCAGTTCCGCATGATTGCGCCGCCGTAGCAAATTGATGGATTAGATTTGAGAACTTCGGTTTTGCAAAACATTGTCTCGCGCTCTACCTTGCGCATCTGGTCATCGCTGCATTGGTAACGTTCATCAGCATTCAGCCAAGATGTAGGAGACACATAAGAGTCGCAACCACAGAGGGCAAGTGAGATCATTAGTGGTATGCGTTTCATGGCTTGTCCTTTCCCTGCTCGATGGCGGCATCGATGCGCGGCATGATATATGGCTTGCATGCTTCCAATGCCTCGTGAAGCTGTTTGCCAAAGTCAATTTGTCCGCGCCCCCATACGGATACAACGGCCAGCTCCTGCCATGTATCTGATTCTTTCTCCGCTTCCTTTAGCCTGCGCTCCAGGTCGGCACATCTACCGCAATCTGCCCGAGCGCCCAACTGAATTTTGTTCGCGATACGTAATGATTCGACTTGGCGCTCCAGCTCGTCTATGCGCTCTTGTTGTGCTTGCCATGCTGAGAAGCCAATGAACACGCCAGCATCTGCATATTCGCCCAGCTGATCACGTTCAAACTTTCCCCACTGAGATGCGGTACGCGGATACTTTTCGCGATACCACGCCTCGAATACTTCTCTCACTTTGTCGGTCATGATGGCAACCTCAATCCGATTGGCGCAGGCCGGTTCAGATCAGCAAGCGCAGATTCAAGGAAACCGCGCACGAACTCGTCACCTTCGACAGAGCGCATGAGTTGATAGGAAACGTGCATCACAGCGGATAGATATGCTGCGCGCTCGGCATGACTCATGCTTGCGATCCCTTGGTGATGGAGCGTATCGAGTACCTTCGTCATTATCTTGTCTTCGTCAACATGCTTCATGCTTTACTCCTAGCTTTTCTCGCAGCCTTTGCTTTTGCCCTCGCTTTGCTTTTCCTGTAGACCTTCTTGTTATTGCCGAACCTTTTATGTTCGTCCTTTATGAAGTCTTGCGGACCGGGATGACATTGTTCTTGTTCACTCATTCGTCTGCTCCCAGTGGCTGCGATGCGGAAGGAAGTCGTGGATGTATCGTTGGGCCACTTCCGCATAAGTGGCAATATCCATAAGCATTTCGCTCATGCTTTCCCTTGATCGCATGGGCTGCCGGACAGCCGTCCAAAAGCAACCCAGTTCGATAGTGCCGCTTCATCTCTACTCCTTCTTCTGCGCCTGCTCGGCGGATTGATCCGGGGTGTCGTATCCATTCAAGTGGGCGTACCACCCATCACGGCTACCGTGCTCGATTTCATAATAGACCTCTTCTGCGCAGCTATAGCCGAATGCTTTCGCCAGTGAATCGAGCTTAATTCCACGACCTTTGCGTACAGCCCATTCGTCCGCATCTCCCTCGCCAGCATAGAAAAACTCGCCTTCAGCGAAGAAGTTTAGGAGTGCTTCATTCAGTTTCTTCTTCTCGCGCTCCAGCTGCTCGATGCGGTCGGCTGCTTCTGTTGCCGCTGCATTGCGCATCATGCGCAGACGTTCGACAAGATCGCTCACGCTTCACCTTCCTTTCCTTGCTCCACGGATTGCGATGGTGCGGAGGCGATCAGAGTGCTGGCCTCATTCGCCGCGATGTCGGCATGGGTGCAAGCGTCGAGTAGCCAAGCATGCCAGCGATGCCCGGCCTTCGAGTATTCAACGATGTTGTCAGCTGCGATTTTCGCGTGCTGCGCAAGCCGCTCGATCTTGCTGCGATCGACCAGCACGAACCCTTCCGGAACGGCTGGCTGCGCGATGGGTTCATACCATCGTTTTGTGGCCTCTGTTTGCGCTTCGTATTGTCTTTGCGTTAGATAGCGTTTCAGCCCAGATGAGCCAGTGAAGCGCCACGCATAAGGCTCCTGCCTCACCGCCTGTTGCGCGAGAACGGCAGCAAGGCACCTTACCTGCTCCGGCAATGGCACGAGATTCCCATTCTCATCCTGCACTTCAGCCCCAGCCTCGATGAGCGCAACAGCCGTTTCGCCAAGCAGCTGACAGGCTTTCTCGTATTGCGCCCGCTCATCCGTTACCGGAACCTGCGATTGCGCGAGAGCCTGTTCGACTGCGGCGGCGAGTATCAGGCCACTCCCTTCACATGTTGAGCACGTCATGCAACCGCGACCTGTCGGCATGTTTCGCACTCCGATGCCGTTACAGTCGCCACATGACCGGTACTTTCGCGGATGTTGTTGTTTAATCTCCGGCACGGCTGGCTGCGCGATGGGGGCGCGGAGTTCCGACTTGATGCGTTTATGCTCTACCATCAGCGCCTGATAGTTAGCGTTCATGGCGGCCAGTTCGGACGTCAAGTTCGATACTTCCGTATGCTCTTGCGCCATCGCCTGTTCGACGGCGGCACGGGCGTATTCGCGCATCTGGTCGGCGGTGTACATCTCCATGCGCTCGATTTCTAGGCCGCGTTCTCTGTAATGCGTCGGATTCGGCTCCGGCAACGTCGGCAACTCCCGCTCGACTGCCGGGGCGGATGGCTGCTGATAAAATTCATCCAATGGGATATGTTTATTCCCGAGCATGACTCCTGTTCCATGCTTTACAGCATCTGCAATAGCTTTGTTGTGCTCGCTTGCATCCTGCGCCGCCTGTTCTGTCTGCGAGGATGGTGCAGCGGAGAGGGCGGCAATGGCGGCATCAATCTCATCAGCATGCAGTTGCCACGCGCGTTTCTCCGCCATACCCTCGGAAAAGCGATATTTGTCGCCCTGATGCCAACGCTTGCATGCCTCAAGCGTTGTCAGCGCCACGCGAAGCGCGTCTTGTGTCTTATTCATGGCGTCACCTTAAAATCTTTGTCGAAGTGTTCGTGCACCCAGCGCGATGCAGTTTCTTCTCGCGCTTCCCGTACCGTCGTATGAACTCGCGCTTCATTGATCGGCGCAACGTGTATCCATGGACCTGTTTCGGTTGAAAACAGAACCTTGTCGAGCATCTGCAATACCTCCCAACGTTCGCCGTGCTGCTTTACGATCTGCTTGGCGCGCTTCGTTAGCGGGATCAGAGTTACGATTCTCATGGCAGCGCGTCTTGTGTGGTAGTGGTCATGGCTGGCCTTTCTCTTTTGCGGATAGGCGGCGGTGAAGTTCCTTAATCATGCGATCACCCTCGCCGCGAGAACTCAGCTCCCACAGCGCCGACATCAGCATGTCGTCAGCGTTGACATGGCCCGTGGATGGCATAAGAAGAACGACATCATCCGGATTGTCGGCTTCAACAGCGACAATTCCAGCTTCATCCATGCGAGCCTTATCCAACTCTGAAATTTGGCCGCGTGGGAATACGACTATTTGTTTCATTTCTGTTTCTCCTGAGCTGCGCGGGCGACATCAATTGCTGCGTCTAAAGCCTCGCCGTCCGCATAATCAATCGCCCACTGCACGGCGTCTGCAATTCCTAGCGTACCAAGCCGATCACGTAACCAGGCGTACCTGAGCGCATCCACCTGATCCCGCTCTGCATCCCTATAAGGCAGTGGCGACGCATCGAAGAATTTATCCACATCCTTTTCTGCATCGGAGGATGGAGAGGGGGAGGATTGGAGGTATGTTTTGCGATAACACTCGGTCGGGAACGATGAGCCGTTGTAGCGGCAGGCGCATTCCTCGTCGCCGCACGCCTCTTGCATCACTTCCGGCTTGAGCAGGCCATATTTCACAGCCAAGTCTTGCAACTCGCCACCATCCCAATCGCCGCCTTCAAAGACGCCGTTGATGATTTCATCTGCGAACTGGAGCGCAGCATTGCGGATCGCCGCCGCTCCCTGCGTGTCGGCTGTCTGCGGGGCAGAGAGAAGGTCGCGAACAGCGGCAATCAGCGCGACATCGTCCTGACTTCCAGCCGTGCACCTGACCCAGTCTTTTTTACTCGGGCTATAAAGGGTCTGAAACTTGACTCCAGCGCTCTCGAATGCAGCAATGATTTGCTCATCCGTCATTTCCACCGGATTGTCCGCCACCTTCCGAAGTGCTGCACGCAGATAGACGGCATTGTCGAGCGTTTCTTCAAGTGCATGCGTCAGCCAATCCTGCAGGCTCAAGTCATCGCGCATCGTTGTTACGCCATACTTCGCAAGGCCGATCTGTGAACGCTGCAACAGCATATCGCGCAGATCTTCGACGTTCTGGTCTGCGGCTGGCTTGGCCGATGCAAGGGATGAGAGAAGGGCGGAGCGATATTGGCCAAGGCTCTGAAAGCTGGCCGCATATGCATCGTCCGCAATCAGGCTGCGCACTTGCTCAAGTATCTTATCCATGGCTATGTTCCTTTACTTGCTCGATCAGAGAAAGCATCGCGGAAACGCAATCGCTTGCGGAGCTTTTCGCGTATGCCAACTCATCGCACCGATCACGAGCATTACGCAGCGCCGCCACATACACATCACGCAAAACTGCTTCTAACGTCACATGCGAATCATGAGGCAGCACTAGCTTTAGCTTGTGTATTGCTGCTGTATAGGCGTCTGGGTAGTTCATAGTTTTCTCGCATGATGGTGAGCCACCACCGCGCTTTGCACCTAAGCGGCGGACATGGGGCACGGCAGGGCTCATGATCATTTCGGCCAAGCTTTTGGTTTCAGTTCTTGACGCTGAATAGCTAGCGATACGATTTCATCGGCCAGCCGTTGAATATCGTGCAGCGTAATATCTGCATTCCACAGCAGCTCATTGGGAATCGCCACATCGTTCTCTTGCATGCGCTTTAGGATTTGCGATGCCAGAGACGATAAACTTCCGCACTTGATAGCAAGTCTCTGCTTCGCGTCTTCGTGCTCCGTCCTTACCGTGGAGTACATCCCACGGGCGATCAGCACGTCATCAGGGATGGTGGATAGGTCGATCATGATCAAAAAGGAATGTCCGAACTATCAAAATGGTCTGGCGTGGAATAACCTTCTGGTACCTTGCTCTTATTTGTCGGCGTCTTACTGCGTCCGGTGGCTTGCGCGTAATCTTTGCCACTATCATCAGATTGCTTTTGCAGTCCACCGCCAAGCATCTGCATCGTGTCGGCAATGATCTCGGTTGTGTAACGCTCCACGCCGTCTTTATCTGTCCATTTGCGTGTCTGTAGCTTGCCTTCAATGTAGACAAGGGAGCCTTTCTTAACGTACTGCGCTGCAATTTCTCCAAGCTTGCGCCACAGGATTACTCTATGCCACTCGGTCAATTCCTTTTTCTCTCCGCTGGACTTATCGGTCCACTTTTCCGTTGTGGCGATATTGAGTGTGGTGACGCAATCACCGTTGCTGGCATACCGCGCTTCTGGATCTTTTCCCGTATGTCCGAGTACGATAACTTTGTTGATGGATGCCACTTAAGCCTCCTGAGTTTGTGTAAGTTGTGCCTTGCGGGTGTCCTTGGCATCCGTGAAGATCGCCATGGCATGTGAATCGTTGAGAGCCTTTGCGGCTGCATAGGCGTTCGTATAGGCAGACTTCAATGCGTCTAGGTCATCTGCTTCGTCGATCGCTGCAAGATGGTCCGCAAGCGTTTTCTCGTCGACTTTGGTGGGTTCGGCACCAGTTTCGAGCCATGCCAAAAGCGTCCTTCCGGTATCTGGCGTGATGACCTGTGGATCGCCAAGAAAAATACCCGTGCGGTCTTTGGTAGCCGTCGCGTAATGACCGTTGTGGACTATATCTAGAACGGTAGTAAATTCGTAAATGATTCCGTCGCGCTGCTCTGCCTTCATGCCAAGTTGCTGAATTTTCGTCTTGCCTGTGCGCTCGTCTTTTTCTTGTGCCGTTTCTGTTTTGCTGCGCATGGTGACAATCACATGCATGTTTGATTGCAGCATTGCATCAATGAACTTACGGTGGCGCGGATCACTTTCCGACCAAGCTGACCAGGTATTACCCCGGAACTTGGCTTGTGCAACCTGCTCATTAATTTGTAGCATGCCGCCAGTGCCGTTCCATTCGTGGCTTATGCTGTCGATAATCAGCACGTCATATCCAGCCTTTTCTGCTTCTTGGATCGCAGCAATATAGCGTTCAGGGCTATATGGTGCGGTCAACTCCATCACATCAAAGTCAAGCAGGTGGCAGTAAAGTGATGCAGACCCATGCTCAGTATCGATTACGGCGACCTTGCCACCAAATCCCTTCGCCATCAGAATTGCTGAATATGTTTTGCCAGATCCTGACGGGCCGGTCAGCGCCAGCCGCAGCTTGGCCTGCTTTCTCACGGCTTTTACGAATCCCATTACGATCTCCTATAGTTAGCCCTAGAAAGGGCACTTGTGCTTCCTGACGTACTCTTCCAATTCCTGCCGCTCTTGCTCCGTCATCACCCTTGCTGGCTCAGTCGAGATCATCCGTTGAGTCGTGCGACTGGCGAGATATTCCATGCGCCACTTGTCCCAATCAGTGACTCTGCGCGCCTTCTCTCGCAATCGCTCTAGCTTGGACTGCCGGATTGCTGCATGCGCTTGCTTGTCGTTGTCCATCTCTAGTCCTTAACAAGGCGAAGCAATGCTTTTGCTTGTCTGATATCAGCTGCAGTGACGGCATGTGGAGGCGAATACATATTCCGAAGCAATGCGCTTAAGCTATCCCATTCGCGAATTAGCTCAACTTCTTGTTCCCATACTTCGCGCGACAAATATGCCCTGCCTGGTGACTGATATTGCCCACCATCCGCATATAACTTCGCTATATCAACGCGATGGCCGTTTTCCAGATAAATCCATACTTTCCCGATTTTTGTAATCGTTGTTTCATGTGGTTCCCTATGTCTTGTTCTGGGCACATACCATAGCTTTTGTCCTATGCTATACATTGCTATCTCCACACCTTCCGAATAAACGCACGAACGCGGCCAGCAAAGCAGGTTTGAATGCGGCTCATTGCGGCTCCTGATCGATGCTCTTCATGCAAACATCAAGACATCCGAGCGAAGTAGGACAGGCATTGCATTCGACGCGCAGCTCGGCATGCGTGGGCGCCATGAATACAAGCCAATGCGTCATTCCAGAACGCCCCGATACCTGGCCGAATAGAGGCTTATGTGGCGTCAGCGATAAGACCTCTTTCAACTTCACTTGAGTCTCGTTCCATTTAAATACCAGAACGCCACCTGGCTCCAGAACGCGGAAGCATTCCGAAAAACCGGCGCGCAAGTCCGCTCTCCAGTCGTCGGAAAGCTTCCCGTACTTTGCTGCTAGCCAGCTTTTCGGACCTGCTCGTTCCAAGTGCGGAGGATCGAATGCCACAAGCCGAAATGAACCATCTGCAAATGGAAGTGCGCGGAAGTCCATGATCTGGTCTGGCTCAATGCGCAGAGTGCGAGTGCCATCTTCTCGATGGGTCCGGTCAGTCACAATGAGCGTTTCTCTGCGCCGATCTCCGAATATGGCTCTCTCGTCGGCCTTGTCGAACCACATCATTCGACTGCCGCAGCACGGGTCAAGAACCGACTTGCTCATTGCATCCGCTCCTTTTGCTTTTCAAGGATGTTCAACACTGCCGGCAGCATCTCAGCTTGCCTGCATGTCGGGCATACATGCTGGCGCTCTCGGACTATCTGAGGATTCAACCCGCGCGCCTTCAAATACTCGTGTCCGCGCAGGTCTTGGGCGAAGATGTCGGAGATGTTCATGACTAGCGAGACTCCATGTCTTGATCGTGTATCCAATCAATGTTTGCCGTATCAAGGTCTTCCTCCAATTCAAGTCCGTCGTGCATGAGGACTCCCGCCAGCGCAAAGGACTTAGCTTTTGGCTCCGGCTTATATCGCTCTTTACCCGTTCCATTGCATGCTGCACAGTCAGGACTGCCGCTGTGGTCGTAATAGCCACTACCATTGCATGCCGTGCAGGGGCGAAGTTTCCAGCCCTTGACGAATCTGTTGAAATATTCGACTCGCGCGGCCTTGCGCTCATGAAAAGTGCTCATACCGGCACCTCCTCCATCAAGCAGACAATCACCAGGCACACCAGCATGCCGATCCGTGGATCGATGCGCATGAATGCGGAGAGGATCATGCGGCACCGTCGCTCGGCTCGTACGTGATCGCCAGCAACTTTGCGATCTTGTCTTCGATCTCGACAGCCTTCTTGTGCGCCTCGGCGCGGACGGTCTTCAACTCTTCGCGCAGGGCGGCGACCTTGTTGTCGGTCATCGTCTGCTGATCGAGTAGGCGAACCGTGATTTCGGCATCGCCAATCTCGGTCCATCCTTGTGATTGCATTTCTTGACTGCTGTAAGTAATTCCGCCACCCTGATATTCAGGATTGAAGAGGTCTTGCGGGCCGACATAAGAATATTCGGTGAGCCACGCCTTGGTTTTGAAAACTCGTTCCATGTCATCTCCCTATTGAATTCGCCGCCCGTACGTGGGCGAGACGTGTTGGTTGTTGACCGGTACTGCGTCTTGCGCCGCAACGACATTGGAAACGCGGACGATTCGCAAGCATCCGTAACCGGCCAACACAGTAGAGGGCCAGTCGCTACACTGGCTTAGCCCGATTCGGGTCCGCGTTCAAACTTGCTTTGCGCTAGCTCGTTCCAACGTCGGGTCTAGCCCCTTCTGCGTGTCTCCAGAGGTCATGCCGCGCAATCCCATCGGTTTGTGCTTCACAACGCTTGGCTTATGGTCCTCAGCTTTCCACGCCGCCTCTACTGTCTTGGCCCTTGCGTTTTACGCCCGCAAGGTCGGCGTGTTGGCGTCCTGCGCTAATCCCGGATATCCGCAATTGCTTTCAGCCTTTACTGCATTCGCCAACACGAAGACGGACTGTTTGTCTTTCATGGGCGCTGATCTCGCGCTGGCCCACTACATCCGAAGCTACGCGAGAACTTCGGCAATCCGTCTGCGTGTTAGCCCTGCTGCTTACTTCTGCCACCAGCAGGGAAATGTCTTCTCACGACGCGGGCGATGCTTTGCTCTCCGCGTTTCGCTTGCCCGTTAAGCTCATCAGGTGAGTGTCGGGCGGCGAAGTGTTCGACAAGAATTGCGGTGACACCTTATCAATGTAGTCACAGCGGCATTCGAAACTTCGCCATTGAAACTTGGCGCTCGTCTATTCCGAGCCGCCATCCCCATCACCGTGATTACTGGGGCACTTCTTTTGCGCCTTAGCGCCCGATGTTATTTGCGACTAACGAAGATTTTGTGGCTCGTGCCCATCTACCAGTGCCGCAAATATTCTTAAATCCGTACCAACTTAATGCTTTCTTCCATCTTTCTATTCAAGTCATCCAACGCAAATTGAAATTCCTTCGCTGCCTTCTCGCTTTCCGATGCTGATGCAAGAAGAGTCGTCTTAGCGAACTCATTCATCTCTCGTTCTGCTTCACTGCGCATACGTCTCGCTCGCAGCAGGTTTTCTAATATCCCTTCGCTGAACTTTGTAATCGCAAGTGCGATCGTTTTATCTTCAAGATTCAGCGTCCGAGTAGTCATGCTGCTTTCCTTTCTGCTGCAATCAAGTTCCAACCAAGCTCTCGCCGGATCTGCTCAGGACTAGGAGGAGGGCAGCGCTTCGCTATCTGCTGCCGCATCCATGTGCGAACTTGCTCTTTGCTCGGCGTGGTCATGATTCGCTCCCGGCTTTGGCGAGAGCTGCTTCGCATTTAGTCCAAACATCTGAAAGCTGCTTACTGGGAAAAATTGCCTCTTCCATGGCTTGCTTTAGTGCGGCCACCAAATCACCATGCGCATTGCAGGCGCGGACGATGAATTCGGCATCAGCAGGGAAAGTACAATCTGCGACTTGCAATGTGTTGCCATGCTCGCCATCAGCGTTAAGCAGCAAGACGCTAGTTCCTTGAGCTTTAAAGGTCGGCTTCGCTTCCATCTCATCTCTCCCATCTAGTCCCGCTGGTTTGCCGACCACTCCCGAATAAGTGCCGGTCTTTCCCGGCTGCCAGCAGCTAACGAAGGTTTTGCGGCTTCTGCCCACCTACCAGTGCTGCGAATCTTTGATTTCGGTGTGGTGTGTCAGTAGAGATAGTATTAGGCATGCCTAAATGAATGTCAAGAACTTTCTTTAGGCATGCCGAATTTAGTGTGCGATAATTTTCTTATCGCCACCAAATCTGGAGCGGGGAGGGGAACAACTTGGAAAATTTGAATCAGGAAATTAGCAAGCTACGCCGTGAGCTTGCCTATGCCGAAATGGCGGCAGATGCGGAGGCAAGATTTGCCGATGAAATGAAGGCTGAGCGTGATGCGGCCAAACGTGAGCAGCAACAGCTACGTCTTCTTCTGAAGGAAGCGCAAGACGCCCTAGATTTCTTCAAGACGTGGGGAGAATCGCTTAACCAGGTTCTCGGTTACAACCCGACAGAGGAATCTTGGAAGCCAACGTTGGAGGCGATCGCCAAGATTGACGAGAAGCTGGCGGAGAAATGAAAAAGCCGCCCGGAGGCGGCTTCTTGCACTTGGCTATATGGCTAAGCTTTGCGATTACTTCGCCGGTTGATATTGAGACAAGACATTAATAAGTTCTTGTTTCTTTTCTTCCGTCCAGTCTTCGTGCATACCCGGGAACGGCGCACAAAGGGTATTTTGCCCAGACATGAATTGCTTAGCGATACCATTCGCTACGGGATCGTTGACCGCATCTTTTAATAAGACTGGTTGCCGCGTTTCCTTCAGATTTTTCATCATGCCCCTCTCTTTCAATTGCTCGTAGACGCGATCATGCGACTCGCAATTTGCCACATTCGTTCCGAGCGAAATTCGCTCCAAATAGACAACTTTACCGCCGCTGCACACATCCAATGTGGTTGCCGTTTCAACCGCCTTTCGGGCGTCTTTATTCATATCCCAGCAATTCATCGCGTGCGGGGCGCCCGTTCCAGCAAATCTTGAATCGCCAGATCTCAGCGAATGTCCCGAATCAAAAACGAACTTTCCAGTTTTCATTTCGGCAATACAGATTGAAATCCCCTTCAAATGCGCAACTGGAGGCGTACTGATCCTGCCATTCAGAAACCATTGTTTCCATTTTTCAATTGGCGGCATATCGCCAGCGAAGAGCATTGCAAGAGTGTCGTCAAAAACGATCTTGTCGTATCCAGTATCGTCTATATAAACGATCCAGTCCCCAATGATTTTTGACCATCTGGAATCACTTGCGAAAACGCCTGCTCCATAGTCATAAACGTTTGTTGTCATTATTCCCCTGCCACCGGAGGCGATGTTGACTGCCATCAGTACTAATGGCGATGCGGCTACAGCCGCAATTCCTCACAGCATTTTCTTATTTTTGACTATAGCAAATAACTGGTGTTGACGGGAAATTTTGTTTGTGATATGCAGCAACTCTACACTTGGGTGCTAATAGGTCACTCCACGAAACACCCATTCGCCTCACACTCCCTCAGCTTCTCTTCCCACCCAGGCTTGCATTCCCACCGATCCTTGGCCTTGGCTGCATCAGCTCGCATCCAGCGCATATTCCAGGCTTGGTCCAAATGCTGGCGTTCTTCGTCGGTTTTGGCCGTGCAAAGCGCCTGGCGATGGTCAATGGTCCATCCTGAACAGCTCCCGCGCCTCTGCCCTGTAGACGGGCAAGGATGTAGGCGCTGAAATTCGGAACGGGCGGCGTGGGAGCGGGGTTGTCTTGCAAATGCCGGAGATGCAATTGAGATAGAGATAAGCAATCCGACAAAGATGGCAGATTTATTTTCTATTTTTAGAGGCATGAGAAAAGCTGCAAACGACCAATAAATCTCGCTCGCCAACCGTATCTGGCGCGACCTCATCAAATTGTAGCTTTTCAATATTCGCGCGCCACATGCCTACAGACTCGCCGCCTGAAAATGCTTCGCTATAGAAGATGTTTTGCGCGCTTGCGGTTGTTCTCTCTTCGCAATTGAAATATTTCAAGATTTTATTAGAAAGATATTTCTTATATGGATATACCGGCATATCTTTTGGCGAATCCAAAGTTTGGGAAAACCAGGCCTTTTTATATTTTCCAGATGATGAAATGCTACTTCTGTCAATAAAGTAGTTTGGATCTAATTGGAGCCAATCAGAGGCAAAAGCCGCCAATGGGAGTGCCATTAAAAGACAGCCAATTTTTTTCATTTACATCTCGCTCGGACTAAACTTGGATTTCCATTAGTTTATACCCTACGCCAATGGCATCAAACCTGCCTCCCATAAACATGGGATTTCCATCGGAAAATACTGAGCGCATACTGTTTTTACGTACAGTGTTTTAGCCTCCCATGAATATGGGAGAGATACAAACTGTTACATTGCTAGTTCAACCAATTGCTTCTAGTCATCCTAAAGTGAATCATCCAAGGAAACCTTGTTATTGGGAGGTAGATCAAATCAATGAAATTGCTTTTTAGATTCAAACTTGATCAAGTTTTGTTGTAATAAAAATTACATTAGTAGGAGACATGTCATGTCGCGGGACGACGAAGAATCCATGCTTATAGAGCAATTTCGCACCATGTCCGATAAGGACAGGGAATGGGTATTGGCTATGATGGATATCTGCTGCAATGATAATAAATTAACGGAAGAAGTTATCATCATAACAAAACATTTTTCATTCCCGCGGGAATGATTTCTTCGTCTTTTCTACGACTGCCAGAATCCTCTTCCGTCCTTCATCACTCGTTTGAGCATATTCTGAAATGATTCGCAGCAAGTCTGGTGCAGGGATTTGCAAGTTGTCTGGAACGCTCGAATAGTCATAATCTACTTCATCGCCTAGCATTACCCAAAACGGTGACACATCAAGAAATTTGCAAGCAGGCAACAAATATCTTGCCTCGATATTTTTTGTTTTCCCGTTGAACCAATCCGTCACTGATGCAGGGTTCGCGTCACAAGCCTTAGCCAAATCAGTTTTTTTGATTTGCCTAGCTTTCTCGGCCTTTTCGAAGGCTATCAATAATCTGTCGTTCCATTTCATTCCCAAATCGTAATCATTATTCATTTAGATATGCCTAAAAAATAGGCCTTGCAAATTCCTTTAGGCATGCCTAAAATGAGGCATGGCTAATGAAACCAAAAAGCATGCGGATAGCGAGCTGATAGACAAGCTAGGCGGCACTTCAAAAGCTGCCGAGTTCTTTGATGTCTCGGCTCCGTCTATTTCTGAATGGCGCAAAACTGGATTGCCGAAAGCGCGAATGATGTATTTGCGGTTGGCACGCCCAGACCTTTTTGGCGAAAAGAAAAATCGTCGCCGTACTGATCACCAGACTTAAAGAGCGTTGACCATTACAGAAGAGGTCAGCGGCATTTTCACAAGCAAGAAGAATTAAAGATTTCATTATCACCTCGTCGAACTATGACTATCGAACAACAACAGGATGAAGTATCCGATAAGCCCTCTGCAATTACACGCATGAATGGCGCACGAGTGGAGAGCGAAATATTGCGCCAGCTCGCGAGCGTCACGCAGGTAGTTGCAGCGAAGCGCATGGACGTGCATCCGAGCACGGTAAGTCGCATGGTCGAGAAGATCGCGGAAGTGGCGCAATTGATGGCTGCGATTGGGCTTCGCGTTGCGCCGATCGATGCTGTCGTGGTCGATGAGGAAGAACAGTTCGTACTGATGCGTATGGCGAACAAGTGGACTGAGGCGGAGCTTGAACGCTACAAGATGCGCAGGGGTACGCAAACGTGACTCAGCACATAGCGGAGCGCGGCAAGTTTCAAGTTGTGGCGACGATCACTTTCGTGGTCATCGCAGTGGTTAGTTGCGTATCGCTGATTGTCTACTCAACGCAGTAAGGGGAAGAGCATGCAGTTACCGAAAAAGAGCACGAAGCTTCGCAAGCTGATTGATGCCATGCCGAAGGATCGGAAAGTCTCTAAGGCTCAAGTATCCGAGCTTATGGACTCGTTAGGCTACAAGGCGAACCAAGTTGACCAGACGTTGGCCTATTTGCAGAAGATCGGCTATTTCCTCCGTGCTGGTTCGCACTATGGCCTGACTGAAGGCGTGCTTAAGAACTATCGTCCTCAAGAGCAGGTTCCTATTGTAGTAGTCGACACATTCAAACCACTGTCTCAGAAGTATATCGATGCCATGACACGCGCTCGGCGCCTGGATGACGGCCGCGAACAGACGCGTTTCATCTCTATGGCTACGAACTGGAACTGATCATGGACCAGATCGTAAGCATTGACGATATCAAGGCGCGAGCACGTCGCGATTTCGAGCGCGGCATCTATGAGTGTCCGTTTCCATGGAACTCTGCGGCTGGTGCAACGTGGCTTGACGAGATCGCACGTCTACGCAGGCTCTCGCAAGTCGCTGCACGGATAGTTGAGCATGTAGCGGCGTGATTTTTGTGCCCCTGAGCACAGGCCGCACGTACCGCCACGTTCCTATTCTGACAGGTGCCTGAAAAGGCTTTTTTGCACCGCATCAAACTAACGGCTGAGGCTATTGATATGGATCAGGCTGCATTGATGGCATCTACGACGACGGCAAAGACCATGGCTGATGGCACTTTGCGCGTTACTGTTGATTTCTTGCCAAAAGATGCAAAGCAGGCATTCGCATTGTTTGGCTCGCCGGGGACGGATGTCGCTCTCGCGCTACTGACTAAATCGGCTGCTGTTGCGGCGACTGCGCCTCAAGCCGTTGAATCGAAAGCACCTATCGGCCCTCTTTGCAAACTTGCAGTGCAATTCTGTTCCGATATTGCCTTTCAACAGTGGTTCGATACCTCGGGCTATCCATGTGACTCAGAAGATGATGCAAAGGCACACATGCTGAGTATTTGCGGCATTACTTCGCGACGCGAATTAGACACTAATTCTTATGCTGCATCCATTTTCCACGATCTAATTCGCAAACCATTTATGACATGGCGCGATGCTACGCGACTCTTTTGAAAGTGAAGGATAAGGGAGAGAAACAATGCGCTTGGTTCCAACAGCAAGACAGAAGGTCGTACTCGCATTCGTGCGCCGATTTATCTCCGACAAAGGCTATGCGCCTACACGCGTAGAGATTGCGGATTTCTTCGAATTTACGCCGAATGCTGCGCAGTGTCATTTGGTCGCTCTAAAGGCTTGCGGCTTGATCGAGATTGACAGCCGCGTGGCGCGTGGGATTCGCGTTGTGGCGGAGGCTGCTTGAAACGTTCGCCGCTTGTCCGCAATACGGACACAGCGCGGCTAACGATCAAGGAAAAGAAAAGGAAGTGTGCGGTATGTGGTGAATCCTTCAGGACATTTTCTAGCTTCGTGAAGTGGTGCAGCCCGGAACATGGGGCAATCATGGCAGAACAGAGGCTAGCAAAGCTGAAGGAAAAGCAGGCAAGGGAAGAGCGGAAGAAGGATCGAGCGAAGAAGGAATCGCTCAAGACTAAAAGCGATTGGATGAAGGAAGCGCAACATGCATTTAATGCCTACATCAGAGCCAGAGATCAGGATAAACCATGCATCTGTTGCGGTAAGCCGCTCAAGGGTGGTGATACGGGCGGTGAATTCGATTGTGGTCATTACAGATCAGTCGGCAGCGCGCCTCATCTTCGATTCTCTGAATGCAATGCTCATGGACAGCGCAAGCAATGCAACCGCTATGGCGCCGGCCGAGCCGTCGACTACAGGATTGGATTGATAGCCAGGATCGGTATAGCCGCCGTCGAAGCGCTGGAAGCTGATAACGAGCCTAGGCACTACACGATAGACGATCTAAGGGCCATCAAATCGACTTACAAGGCCAAATTGAAGGCGTTGCTGGCTGAGAGGAAGGAATAGGGGAATGGAGCACGGATTCATTTATGTATTGGGAAATCAGTCGATGCCGAAAATTTACAAGATCGGTTTTACGACGAAGCACCCGAATGCACGAATTAATGAGCTCTCCCGCGCTACAGCGTGTCCGACTCCATTTGAGCTTCTTGCGTATTTTGGATGTGAGAATCCGCAGAGAATTGAAAAGGAAATACACGACAGATTGGCTCGATTCCGCGTTAATCGTGCCCGTGAGTTCTTTATGGTCCCTGCGGATTACGTTCTGGAGATGATTCAGGAATACGTAACCGAAGCAATATATGACGAAGGGCTGCAATACGAACAATTTTGTGAGGAGCGCGACGCCAACTATCAATGGTACTACGACCATTTTTTTGAGCAATGCGCAGATCCAATTGATTGGCAACCACGTCGCAAAGGTTTTGATTGAAATGGCAAATGAGTGGTTCCGTCTGTGGCATGACATGGCGAATGATCCTAAGTGGAGGACGATTGCGCGCGTTTCAAAACAAGAAATTAGTCGCGTAATCGCCATTGCCGTTCACATGATGACATGCGCCTCGAAAGCGACCAATCGCGGACATACGGAAGGTTGGTGTGATGAGGACATAGCTACTGCCTTGGATATAGAGACTAGTGATGTTGTGGCGGTGCGCGAGGCGATGCAGGGGCGAATTCTTGACGGTGATTATTTGACAGGTTGGGGGAAGAGGCAACCAAAACGTGAAAGGGAAGACGACAACAGCACCGAGCGAGTCAAGCAATATCGTGCGCGCCAATTAGAGTTTGGAAACGCCGCGAAACACAATGAAACGCCATGCAACGCCAATAAGAGCCAAGAAACGCATAGAGAAGATAAAGATAAAGATAAAGAAGAAGAGGAGATAAAACCTAAAACACTGACTGCTCCGCAGTCAGTCGCGCTTCTGGTTTCCAAGGGCGTTGAGCAACAAGTAGCTAAAGATTGGGTCGCATTGAGAAACAAGAAGCGACTTGCATCTACACAAACTGCTTTTGATGGCTTCTTTGAGGAGGTTGAAAAATCCGGGATGCAGTTGCCCGAAGTAATTCGCCTCTGTTGCAAAAAAGGGTGGGCTGGATTCGAGGCGGAATGGCTAAACAAGCCACAAGCACGCGCCTCTCCGCCATACCAGACGAAGCAAGACAAGGCGAAGGATTGGGCAGACAGAGCAACAGGGAGACGAAATGAGCAACCTCACATCATCGACATCGACGAAATCCCTACCAACGGAGTGGATTGAAAAGTTGTTCGACAAGATGTTGCTGTCGTACGGGAAGAAGTTCACGGACCACTGGGGCGGAACCGATCCGGACAAGCTGATTGCGCATTGGGCGCATGAGTTGGCTTCCTACTCGACGATGGAGCTTCGCAAGGGTTACGAGGCGCTGGAAAGCAGAGATTGGCCGCCCACATTGCCAGAATTTAAACGAATGTGCCGGCCGCCTGTTGATCCTGTCGCAGCGTATTACGAGGCGGTGAATGGTTTGCAGGAACGAGAGCGAGGAAATGTAGGAGATTGGTCGCATCCAGCGATTTTTTGGGCTACTTCCAAGATGGCTCACGATCTGCTGACCATGACCTATACGGCAATGAAGGCGCGGTGGGAAAAGGCTCTTAGCGACTCTTTGAGTGCTGGCCAGTGGGATGAGATACCCAAGCCCCTTATTGCTTTGCCAGCGCCAGGGAAAACGCGAGCAGATAAGGATGAGGCTAGAAAACGCATGGCGGAATTGAAAGCCTTTGATGTTGCCAAGACTGTCGAAAGCGTTGCCTCTCATAAGGGGTGGGCAAAAAAGATTCTGGAACGTGCGAAGAATGGCGACAAAACTCTGCCATCTATCTCCATCAAGTTTGCTCGGGAAGCATTGGAGGGATAAATGAAACGCGCCAAAGAAACGAAATCAGGCCATCTGACTGACGGCGGTCCACTGCTACTGACGCCAACGAAAGAAGGCTCTCGCAAAGGTGCTATCGCGACAAATCGCGCATATGCCGAACGCAAGAATCCACAGAAAGCCGTAACTCTTAACTGGAAGCGAGGAGGTTGACATGTTCGATACATACAACGTCAAAGGAGAGCCCTACTGTACCAATGTCACCGTAACGGAAAAGCGTGCGCCGACAGATGAATCAGTAAAGCTTCTCCGCGAAATGGAATCTGCGGCGAAAAAGGAGGTGCTGAAATCCATCCGCTTAGATGGAAATGAGTTCAAGGGCGTTGTGCATATCAGCCAGGACTTCATGAGCGATCAGTACGTAGTGGTTGCAGTTTTTGATTTGAACGGAAAACGGATACAAGCTGAGGCTCGGCAAGGCACGTTAAGAGCAACAGCGGATGAACTGTTTCTTAGACTTCGCGATGCGGCTGCCGAGCAAATCGCCAATCAAATCGCAAATCCATTTATCGAGATGGCGCAGAAATACCGACTGCCAATTTGTACATAACAATTGCTTGCCGCCTGAAAGGAATGACATGTCCAAGTCCACTACCCACCTGTTAGCCGATCCGACCTACAGCCCGAACGTGCTGATAGACGCACTAATCAAGCGCATGGGCCTGAAGAACGATGCTGCACTAGCGCATGCACTTGAGATTGCGCCGCCGGCACTTAGCAAGATTCGTCATCGGAGGATTGTTGTTGGCGACGCAACGCTGATCTACATGCATGAAGCATCCGGCATCAGCATTCGAGAGCTGAAGCGGCTGGCGAATATTCCGGCAATGAATAGATTTTCAACGCAACACAATTAAGGAGAAGACGATGAACGACCAAGCAATCGAGCAGGAAATCCAGGCGAAAGGCCTGACCGCACCGCGCATCACGCCGGACGACATCGAGGCGAACATCGCCAGCGAGCACTACTTCACGGCGGCAGAAGGTGTGGCTGGCGCTTTGCCTACGGGCTCAGGCCGGTTCGACACTTATGCCAATGTGCCGCTCGGGCTGCTGACATTCTGCGTGCTGGTGCTGAAGAACGGCTTCACCGTGACCGGCGAGAGCGCCTGCGCCAGCCCCGAAAACTTCGACGCCGAACTCGGCCGAAAGATCGCACGCAATAACGCCGCGAACAAGATCTGGCCGCTCATGGGATATGAGTTGAAGGAACGCTTGTTCAAAGCACAGCAGTTGCATCCAACTTATTACGTAAGGCATCCGGATGACAGTTACTCAGTAGCTGATCCTCAGCCTGTTTAATCAACGCTCTGGAGTAAGCCATGACTCGCCTACTCAACTGGATCGGCCACATGACGCCCGTACAGTTTATCGCAACGATCGTCTGGATTTTGGTCACGGTGACAGTGTCGTTATGGGCGCTGATCTGGATATGCGACAAGCTTGAGCGCGTCATGAAGGCTATGGCGGGGAATGACGATGGGCCGCAACAGTAAGCCACGCAAAGCATACAAGCCGAAAGCCGCCCATCTACCCATGATGCGCGAGACGCATGACCGCTTGGCTCTGAAACTGCATCTGACGGTCGAAGCGCTGATCACGCAGCCATCGCCACTCGCTTACAACGAGTTGACAAAGAAGCTGGCTACGTTGACGGACGCGATAAGCCACATGCGCGGTGGGCGCCACCTGGTTGACGATCACGATGCGGCGGCGAATGCGTTGCGGACATCCGTCATCGTTCTAGGTGCCATCTTCGACAGATGGGAAAAGACGAAGAATCTTGCGGTCACGGCAATGGAAGCGCTCAGTTTACGCAGTGCTGCCGGTGTGCTGGATGACGCAATCCGCAGGATTCCGAAAAACGTGTTCGACTCAAGCACGGTAATCGTGCGTGCGAGGGCTAACAATGAACTGAAGGAGGTAAATATGAAAGGCTTCACCCTGATTGAGATGATGTTATTGATTGCAATCGTCGGGATATTAGCCACGGTAGCTCTTGGGGCTATCGACAGCACAAGCAATCAGGCCGGCGTTTCATTCGGAATAAATGGTTTTACCGAAGTTCGTTGCATTGATGGCTACAAGTTCGTCATTGGAGAAGGTGGTCACGCGCGACAGGTAATGGACGAAATGGGGCGCGGCGTTAAGTGTCGGTGAGATGCGAGCTGCAATAGAGATGCTGATGCGGCTTGGGTTGTATAGAGGATAGGCGCTGTATTTCTAACTAGTGAAGAGAAAAGGAGGGGGTGATGAATTTAATGCATTTTTTGAATAAGGCGCAGCCATCGTCAAGCTTTTTTAGTTCAGACCAATTCCCTCTCGATGATGAATTGATCGCGGACGCAGCAATAAATGCCATGCTTCTTATTATGAATAACTCGTTACGGCCAGCGGCTGCCGTAAGGAAGAGTGATATATCGATTGCGGATTATGCGCCGCTAGTTGCTTACGGCGTCAGATTTCCATGGAAAGAAAGAATTTCATTCGGCGATCATGTTGATTTGATAAATGATGGGATTCCGGATTGCGCGGTGATTGGGAGAACAAAACATGGCCGTGGCGTATATGCATCTGCAGTTTATGCAACACGAATTTTAGGTGGAAAGATCCCTAAATTTAGCGCATTAGCGAATTCAAAGGTTGTATTCAGGGCCGGAGAAATAAAGGGATTCAATAAATTATCAAGGCAAACAGTAGCTGATCGCTCAAATGATATTGAATCCGTTGTGCGTCCATATTATGCAGCCATTATGCAAGATGGTTCATGTGTTGGCTGTGACACAGATGGCAAAGTAAATATGTATGGTGCCAATATCCTCTCTTATGTTATTTGCCTTCACAACGATAAGAAATATTTTTGGGACGTAACGGCCCAAGAAAGCTATTGGGATGGCTATCCAGCTCGCGCGCACTTCTCTATTGATGAGGAATATATCAAAAGCCTTTTTTATGCACGCTCATTGCCAATGACAGAGAAGGGAAGAATGCGTCCGATTTTGCATTGGGTGCGGTCACATAAGCGACGTCTTCGAGAAGGTGTCGATATAGATGTCGGGAAGCATTTGCGCGGAATTGATTCGTTTGAAATGCATGGTGTGAATTTCAGCATTTCCTCGCCTACGAAAACGCAATAAAAAAGCCCCGCACATGACGGGGCAAAGAAAGACATAAGAAGCAGCCATTATTTTACTAGGAAGGGGGCTGCAAGTGGCGAACAGAGAAAAGCAAGTGCAGAAATACCGAGTACGCAAGGAAGACGTGCAGGTAGATCGATGGGTAAAGCCAGATGGCCTTTCCTACTGCTTAGATTGCTGGAAGGACTGGATGCTGAGCGACGATCGCGACTTGAGCGCGGCGCGAATGAAGCTCCATTCGCCAGCAGAAGAGCGCGATGAGGATGGCAACCCGATTGGCTATGAATCTGATCCTTATGGGGACCAGCGTAAGGCAGATATGCGGATTGGTGAGGCCACTGGAGCAATGATTGAGGATATGAAGCCGGCGTGGCGATGGGCCATTTACATGAAGTGTTCCATCGCGACGCAATGGAAATTCCCGTCCCTTAACTTCATGGACGTGATTCAGGCGGCGGAAGAAGCATTAACGGAGAAGCTGCGGCGCAACATTGCTACTGCGACACTTTTTTAATATGTCTCGCTTGCAATTAATAATTTGTTCTGCTACGCTTCGAAATACGGGGTGGTTTCGCTCGTCCCGAGAAAAGTAAAGCCTGCAATCCTCAAGGATCGCGGGCTTTTTGCTTTGGAGGTCTGCCATGCAAGCCCAAAAGCCATTAAACAAGTCCACGGAAAGAGAGTGGATGGCGGAAGCTCAGAAAGAGCGCCACGAGCGCGAACGGGATTTGCCTGAGAGTGAGCGGCATGCGGACCCCGAATGGATACGGCGCTTCTGGCAGCAGGTGAGGGCGGCATGACAGTTGAGAAGGACTATTTTCTGCTGCATCGTTGGGCCAATTGTCCGGCGTGTGGGCCGATGGTCATTTGCGGAAAATGTGGCAATAACTGTTGCAATGGCGGTTATGGAGTGCTTGCGGATGGCTCTGACTGTGATGCTTGCCCCTCGGCTTATGATTTACAGGGAATTGGCACACCACCAGATTCTTTGGGGCTACCATGAGCCAGAACGACGAAATCCGCCGTCATCTAGGCGCTGGCATGCTCAAGGGCGACCACTACGACCTGGCGGATCAGGCTAGCACTGTGCGCACGATAGACGGCGCAGTAATCGTTCCTGTAGGCGAATCGCGGAACGGCTGGAAGAACGAATTCGGCGTCCCTGTAAAGCTGTATATCCGTGGCGGGAAAGTGCAGACATACGAACTATTGTGGGATGAGCAATGAACCTGTTTACATGGTGCTGGTTGCTCGTTCTGCGGTTTGTCGGTTGGATTTGAGGAAGATTAGCGAGTTTATCGAAATCTAATAAACTCAATAATTTGCATATAAGCATCATGAAGTGAGCTGGAAACTGGTTGGCTGGATGGACTCTGAAAACAGAAAGGCTCTGGGCAATAAATCCCCCGAGCGCCGGTCTTCCAGTTGGCTCATTTGATGGCGCAGCTGTGAAAGCAGGAACGGCGACGGACGATTAAAGCTCGGGAAAAGGTTGCCAGGCCCGTACCCCAAAATCAAACTGGGGCAAGTCGGAGTAGCGACCGGCCGCCATCATTATCCAAAGAGGATTCGCGCTCGATCAGCCGGTTATCCCGGTATCCGCAAGGATGCGACAAGGCAGGGAAGTGCTGCCGCGATCAACCAATAACATTGTTGTAAAACTATATACGGAGGCGGGAATGACGCCAGAACAATTTTGCTATTGGTTGCAGGGATTCGCAGAATTGTCGGGTGGTTGTCCTCCGACTCCTGAGCAATGGAAGTCGATCTGCGAGCACATTGCAACGGTGTTTAAGAAGGTGACGCCGCCAGTTCTCGATAACAAGACTAGGATTGCCAACCCGCTTGATGCTTACAATGAATTCCTTCGGAGAAATCCGCCAAAGGAATCTGATACGCCAAAATGGCATAACCCGGGCGATATCATTTGTGCGGCTAAGGCTCAATGATGAGCAGGTCAGTTCGAGGCAGCAAACCCGCTGGCTATGAATACTGGACTGCTCGCCCATTCAATAAAGCTGGTGGCTGCATTAGCCCAAACGGCGGCAAATTCACAAAGAAGCGCACGCATAAGGCTGAGCGCCAGCTGAATAAGCCGAAGTCAACAGATTTTGAGCTATAACCATGGGCCGCGACGAGCAGAAAATCCGCGAGATCATCGAAGCAAGTAAGCGTTAATTCTTCTTGGATTTAAGAAGAAACAGCTCCCAAAGTCCTGGGTGCATACGTCTGTCGTCTGCCTCCCAAAGCTGCCAAGCACGAGAAGTGGAGTAGATAAGCTCCGCAGCGGCAGCTTGAGTTAGACCAGCAGATTCACGCGCTGATCGGATTTCGGTAGGCGTTGGATTTGCTGCAGGGACTTTCGTCCCTTTAGTACGGTTGGGATGGTTTGCCATGATGCGCTGCCTATCCGGCAGTAGAGTAAATAACTTATTGGCTTACAACTTCAACGAAAGGATGGCATGCTTTCAGAGCAGATCCATCTTCAAATTTGAAGACTGTAGTTTCGTTTTCCCAGTCTTGGTCCTTGTCACAAGCCAGACGATCAGCTTCGTTGGTTGCATCGGCAAAGTTTTTGAAGTTTTGTGCAATTTGTTGGGCAATCGTGGTCATTTTCATCTCCAGCCCCTGTTCCCGAGGCGCGGCGGATTCGTCGAATCCATGGCTGTAGTGTAGCACGAACATTGTTCGTGTCAAGCGGTATTTTCATTTTGTTGAATTAATTCTCCCCTCCATCTCCTCCCGATGGACTTGGCCCGCAGCCGGAAACGGTGAGCGGGCGTTTTTATTTCTGAGGCCAATGACCAAATGCTGCGTACCTGAATGCCAGAACGATGCTGGTGTTCCTGGTTCTGCGCGCGGACTATGCCGCGCTCATTATCGCAGGTGGCAGCGTTACGGCGATGAGATGGAGCCTTTGCGCAGGGTTTATAACTGGGGCGAGGAAAAATGCGTTTTTGAGGGATGCGAAAAGCGCGTTTATGCACATGGGCTTTGCGAAAATCATAACGCACAGGAAAAACGCAAAAATGATCCAGCTAAACAAAAGATCAGAAATTTGGCATATGCGGAACGCCAGAGGGCTAAACAAGAAGATTTGATGGGGCGCCCTAGACCTACAACATGCGAACTATGCGGACAACCACCCAATGGTCGAGGCTCAAAAGCCAAGTCCGCGCATATTTGTTTCGACCATGACCATGCTACCGGGAGGCCGCGAGGATGGCTCTGCGATAGATGTAATAAGGTTTTGGGAATGGTGAAGGACAATCCAGAGCTTCTTCGGATTTTGGCCGCATATTTGGAGAAACATAATGCCTTGGAGCGCTAAACAACATCGTCTTTTTGAGGCGGCTGCGCACAATCCACAAATCGCCAAACAAGTCGGCATTCCACAGCAAAAGGCAAGCCAAATGGCGTCCGAGGGCGTCAAGCCAAACATTAAGAAATTGGCGGCCGCATTGAAACATAGAAAGTGATTAATAAACAACTAATCGAGGCGGCTAATCACTTGGCCGATGAGAGATGGCGAGGCCAACAAAATACAAGCCTGAATTTGTGGAGCAAGCAAGAAAGCTTTGCAAGTTGGGGGCTACAGACATAGAAATAGCTGATTTTTTTGAGGTCGAGGTACGAACCCTCTATCGCTGGAAGGGCGAGCACGAAGAGTTTTGTCAGGCCTTAAAAATAGCCAAGTCTGAAGCTGATGAGCGTGTTGAACGCAGCTTATTTGCTCGTGCCAATGGGTATGAGCATGAAGAGGTGGATATCCGCGTTGTGAGCGGTGAAATTGTTCAGACGCCCATCCGAAAGTATTACCCTCCAGATACTACTGCTGCAATCTTCTGGCTAAAGAACCGAAAACCAGAAGAATGGCGCGACAAGGTCGAAAGCTCTGTGGAGCATAGTGGCGGCGTAACGGTCGAGATTGTGAAATATGGCGCGAATCCGCCTCCCAAATAATTGGCAGCCGCGTGCATACCAGATGCCAGCATGGACGTATCTGGAAAACGGCGGTAGGCACGCAGAACTAATTTGGGCACGCCGCCACGGCAAGGACGAGATTGCGCTTCACAGAACCGCATGTGCTGCGTTTGAGCGCGTTGCCAACTATTGGCACATGCTCCCTGAGGCAGCGCAGGCTCGTAAAGCAATCTGGAAGGCGGTAAATCCGCATACAGGTATTCGTCGTATCGATGAAGCATTCCCGCATGAGCTGCGGGCGTCAACGAACGATACGGAAATGCTGATCACGTTTAAGAACGGATCATCGTGGCAGGTTGTTGGATCAGATAACTTCAATAGCTTGGTTGGCTCGGCGCCGGCCGGGATTGTATATTCAGAATGGGCGCTAGCGAATCCCAATGCTAGAGCATATCTCAGGCCAATTCTGGCGGAAAACAACGGATGGCAGATATTTATCACAACGCCACGCGGCAGGAACCACGCCTATACGACATTCAAGGCAGCGCAGAAAGACCCAAACGCCTTTGCTCAAATCCTAGACGCCCGTGAGTCGGGCGTTTTTTCTGGGCAGCAGTTAGACGAAGAGTTACGCGCTTACATCCTTGAGTTTGGTGAGGACTACGGTCGCGCAAAGTTCGAGCAGGAATATCTATGCTCCTTCGAGGCGGCAAACATGGGCGCCATTCTTGCCCGACAGCTTGGGATCAACGAGAAGAAAGGGCTGATTGGTGATCATGTTCAGTTCGATGAGTTTGGCGCTGAACTTGAAGTTACTGCGGATATAGGACATCGAGATAGTGCTACTTGGTGGTTCTGGCAGCCGAAGCTAGGCGGCTACTCGGTTATTGACTATGACGGTGGCTGGGGAATTGACGCCGAAGAATGGTGTTTCAGGTTGAAAGAGCGGCTAGATAAATATCGTTTCTCAGACGGACGCTCGGCACTTGGGCATATTTGGCTTCCGCATGACGCGAGGGCGAAAACGTTTGCTGCGAAGCGTAGTGCGGTCGAGATCTTCATTGATGCATTCGGCACTGACCATGTACGGATCACGCCGAATTCAAGGATATCCGACCGTGTGAACGCGGCGCGAGTATTGACTCCAAGAGTCGAATTCAACGCAGCAAATTGCGAGCGCGGCTTAGATGGCCTGCGTGCTTGGTCATACGAGTACAACGAAGAGACAAAGATTTTCAGCAGCGAGCCGCAGCACGACTGGGCGTCACATGACGGGGACGGTTATTCCTACGGTTGCTTGATCATGCAGCAGTTGCAGCCGCCGCCTCCCGGTCCAGAGCGGATGCGCGGAATCTCGGTTGGCAACAATACGGCAACGCTTGAAGAGCTATGGCGCTCAACGCCAAAACCGGATAACAGACGAATTTAAACGCCGTGAGGCGCGATAGAAGGAAACGACATGAGCGGAACAGTGAATACTTGCCAGACAGATTCGGCAAGCGGAGTTCCTATTGATCAGAAATCGACTGGCCAAGCTGCATGGGTGTTACCAGTTAGCGCCGCTGGTACTTCTGCAGTCCTCGCGGAAGATCAGGCAAGCGCGAGTGGAGATCCTGGTTATCAGATGCTGGCGGTGCGTAAGTCCACTCCGGCGAATACATCTGATGCGAATGGCGACTATGAGCCACTACAGATATCGAATGGTGCTCTTTGGGTGGCTAATGCTCCGCAATCAGGAGCATCGGCCGCGTCCACCTCGGCGACTACAACGGCCTATGCTGCCAGTCTCGTAGTTAAAAATGCGGCAGGAAATTGCTGGGGGTTTAGCGGATACAACTCTAAGTCATCTCAGCAGTTCATCCAGCTGCATGATGCTAGTTCGCTTCCAGCGGACAATGCCATTCCGAAGGTGATTATTAGCGTGCCAGCATCAAGCAATTTCAGTATCGACTTTGGAAGGTATGGAAGGGCGTTTGCAACTGGGATCGTGATTTGTAATAGCAGCACTGGGCCAACAAAAACAATTGGCGCTGCTGATTGCTGGTTTGACGTTCAATATAGTTGATTATTATGGCGAACGTCTTTACAACGCCTGGCGCATTATCCGCCGTCATTCAGGCGCAATTGGGTGTTCCGTTCATTATTCCGTCATCTGGATCAATGGCGAACAACGGGGCAATCACGCTGACTACGGCATTGCCGATCACATATAGCAACTGCTATCTGTATCTTCCGGCGAGTGCGATTTCAGCTGGAAGTACTGCAGGGTGGTATTTCGCTCAGATGTCGAGTACGACAGTCGGCACAGTGTTCAATAACACGTATTCAAGCGGTAAGCCGACGATCCCTGCAAGTCCAACTGCATTCGTGACGACTGGACCAGGCGCTTATACGCAGGTTGTTACTGAGCAGACAGCGCATTCGATTACGATTCCCGGAGGTTCGTTGGGGTCGCAAGGAAGGATCAAAGCCTATGCTCTGATGTCTTGCCCTAACAATGCAAATAACAAGACATTGCAGATCAAATATGGCGGAACATCGTTTGTTAGTCAGACGATAACAACGAACCTCAGTACTCGCATTGAGGGAATCATTATCAACGTTACGGCATCGTCGCAGATTTTCCCGACGAATACATCGGGGATTGCGATTGGTACAGGCCAATCTGGGGTGGCTGTAACGACTGGTTCCGTCAATTCGGCAAGTGACCAGACATTGACTACTACTGTGCAGTTGGCTGCGGCGACTGATTTTGTTGTAATCAATAGCTGCTCCTTCGAGACGATGTACTCTGCGTGATGAATAATCCAAGACTTAGCGCTCAGTTTTGGATTGGGCAGATTGCCGCTTATGAACGTGAGTTCAAAGAGTGGGAATCAAAGGTAGAGAAAATCGTCCAGAAGTATCGTGGCGAGCAGAAGACGACAACAGCGGCACGTCAGACGCAATTCAATATTCTCTGGTCGAATGTCCAGACGTTGATGCCTGCCGTTTTTGCTCGTCTGCCGAAACCTGATGTGAGTAGGCGCTTTCGTGATAACGATCCTGTTGGACGTGTCGCATCCTTGATCATTGAGCGCGGCTTAGAGTTCGAAATCGATCATTACCCGGATTATCGGGCGGCGATGAAGAATTCGGTGCAAGATCGCTTCCTTGGTGGGCGGGGTGTGGCATGGGTGCGCTACGAGCCGCATCTAAAGCCTATGCAGGTTGCAGCCGATGGCATGCCGGAAGATGGTGTGCAGATCACGGAAGACGCCGACGAATCAGAAACTGCAGAAGCCGAGCAGCAAGAGGAAATTGATTACGAGTGCTCACCGGTCGATTACGTGCATTGGAAGGATTTCGGGCACACCTACGCGCGGACATGGGAAGAGGTCACGGCCATTTGGCGGCGCGTTTATCTTGATCGACCAGCACTTGTCGAGAGATTTGGCGAAGAGATAGGGAACAAGATTCCGCTTGATACGCGCCCAGAAAAGGAAAAGTCCTCGCTCGGCAGCGATTCAGACGGGCTGTATCAGGCGTGCATTTACGAGATCTGGGACAAGACTAGCAATCGGGCAATATGGATTTCCAAAAGCTATCCAGATGTGCTTGACGAGCGTGATGATCCGTTGAAGTTGGAGTCGTTCTGGCCTTGCCCACGCCCGTTGTATGCAACACTGACGAATAATTCCCTTGTTCCGATCCCCGACTATCTGCTTTACCAAGATCAGGCGTTATCGCTTGACTTGATCGCAGAGCGTATTGACAAGCTGATTCAAGCGCTTCAAGTCAAGGGTGTTCATGATGCTGCCATTCCTGAATTAGCGCGCCTTTTTAGCGAGGCTGGCAATACTGACTTGATTCCAGTCAAGAACTGGCAGGCTTTCACCGAGAAAAACGGACTCAAGGGCGCCATAGACCTCGTCGACCTCACGCCGATCGTTGCAGCCCTTCAGGCTGGTTATCAAGCGTTGGAAGAGGTTAAGAATGAAATCTACGAGATCATGGGCATCGCGGACATTATCCGCGGGGCTTCAGATCCTGACGAGACGCTAGGGGCTCAGAAGCTCAAAGGCCAATTTGGCAGTTTGCGTCTTCGTTCTATGCAGGCGGAAGTTGCGCAATACGCTGCTGAGATCCTGCAAATCAAGGCGCAAATCATGTGCACCTCATACCAGCCAGAAACGCTTCTGCGCATGGCTGCCGTAGAGCAGATGTCGCCAGAAGATCAGCAATTGATACCGCAGGCAATCGAGCTTTTGCGAGATCGGCCATTGCGTAATTTCCGCATCGAGGTCACAGCGGATTCTCTAGTCCAGTTGGATGAGATGCAAGAGAAGGCCGACCGCATGGAGTTTTTGAAGGCAACAGGCCAGTATCTGCAAAACCTTGTGCAGCTCAGCCAATCACCGGCGGCGCCGCAACTGGCGCCCTTGGCCGTCTCTATGATGAAGTTTGGCGTCACGGCATTCAAGGTCGGCAAGGGCCTTGAAGGCGAATTCGATGCGACTGTTGACCGCATCAAGGAACAGATTGCGCAGAAGGCGCAGCAGCCGCAGCAACCTCCTGGACCGATCCAACTGGAGATGGTTAAGCAGCAAGGCAAGCTTCAGGAAATCCAAATGCAATCTCAGGCTGACGCACAGCGATTCCAAGCCGAACAGGCAGCGGAGCAGCAGTCAAGGATGCAAGACCTGCAATTGGAGCGTGAGCGCATTGCCATGGAGGCTCAAGCAGAGGCAACGCGACAGCAGCGAGAAATGATGGTTGAGCAGCACAAGCAAGAAATGCAAGCGCAGCAAATCGCCCACCAGAATCAATTGGAAGCTCAGCGTAATGCTTTGCAGGCCCAACAAGATGCAGTACTTGAGCGTCAGCGCATGGCCCACGAAGAAATGATGAAGCAAGCAGAGCAAGCGATGGAGCGTTGGAAAGCAGAGCTAGAAGCTGCCGTCAGAGTAGAGGTCGCAAATATAGCCGCCAAGACTCGAATGCAAGATGCGGCTACTCAGACTTCGACGAATGAAATTGCAACCGATGTAAGGCAAGACGATGGCGCGGCTTAGGATCGTATATTCGCCAACTACTGGCAAAAAGATGGCCGAGTTCAAGGATGGCGAACTTATTTGGCATTCGGATGAGTTTATCCAATCCTCCGGGCCAGCTGCCCCGATGGTGATGAATGACATACAGCCATACCAATCGATGATTGACGGCTCAATTATCACATCACGCTCTCAGCATCGAGCGCATTTGAAAGCTCACGGATGTATCGAGGTGGGCAATGAAACAAAACATCTGAAATCGCAGCCCATGACGCCGCCATCGGGGCTGAAACAAACGCTCGTTGAGGTGGCGAACTCAAAACTTCGTTACAAATAAGGAGTAACAAATGGCATTGGCAAAAGAATTAATCGGCGTTGGCTTTCCGCCAGTTCAAGCAGCAAACATGGGAGGTCAATATGCCGCAGTTACTGCGGCGGGTAGTAGCCAAACTGATGCGGCCACAATTGGGGCATCTATGGTTGTCGTGGCTGGTGCGGATGGCACGAAAGGCGTGATCCTGCCAGCATGTGAAGTCGGTGCAGAGATTTGGATATTTAACAATGCAGGATCGACTTGCAAGGTTTATCCAGATTCCGGGGCGGCGATTGCAGTGGCTGGCACTGGTCTTGGCTCCGCAAATGCCGCGTTCTCGCAGTTGACTTATAAGACAACCATCTATAAGCGTGTGACTTCAACGCAGTGGATTGCGAACACCACAGCATAAAAGCTTCAAACGCCGTGAGGCGCACTTTCCCCCTGCTGGATTGCAGATAACCACCCTAGAGGTGGTTTTTTTACGACCTAACGCCGCGAGGCGCAGGGCCGGTCACGAGATGGCCGGCACAGACTTAAGGATTGAATATGGCAGATACGCAAACTACTTTGCGCGATGCACTAAACGCGAGCATCGACGCAGTAGAGCAAGGAACCAATAACACAGTTTCAGATGCTCCAGTAATTGAGGCTCCAGAATCGCAAGAGGCACCTTCTAATGACGCCTCAACTATCGACTCAACGGACCGGCCGCGAGACGAAAAAGGGCGATTTGCTGAAAAGCAGAAGGACAATCCGCCGAAAGTACAAGAGCAACCTAAGCCGGAAGACGTACCACAGGTAACACAGGAGGGAACGGTACAAGCGCAGCCTGAGATTCAGCGGCCGACGACTTGGAAAAAAGAATACCTGCCGATTTACGACAAGATCGCGAATGGGCAGCAACTGTCGCCGGAAGAGGCAAAGAAGCTTGCCGCATATAGCGTTCAACGAGAACGTGAATACGCAACAGGCGTTTCCACGTATCGGCAAGAGGCTCAGAACGCCAAGCATTTGACTGAAGCGCTGGCCCAATTCGCGCCGGTACTACAGAAGCAGAACATCAATCCCGTAGATTTCATCAAGAATCTCGGGACTACGTATGCATTTCTCGTCGAGGGTTCGCCGCAACAGAAGTTTCAGGCTTTTGCAAAGCTGGCCCAAGACGTTGGAATTCCATTGCAAGCGATCTTGCAAGCACAGGGCAATCAACTTGACCCAGTGGTACCGCAATTGATGCAGGAAATCCAAAACCTTAAAAACCAAATTGGTGGCGTTGCCAATTGGAGAGAAGAGCAGGAGCAACGCGAAATTCAGAATCAAATTGCGAAGTTCGAAAGTAATCCAGTGGATTACCCGCACTTCCAAACGGTACGCGGGACGATGGGTCGATTACTCGAATCCGGTTTTGCCCAAGACCTTGAAACAGCCTATGCAAAAGCTGTGCGTCTGGAGATTGAACAAGCGCAGAACGAGATGGAGCGTCAAGCCCCTCCCTCGCCCCCTGTCGCACAAGTTCAAGACAAGGCAGCAGCTGCCGCTGCGGCTAAAGCGAAAGCAGTCAGCGTCAAGTCCGTAACACCTACCGGAACGACCAAGCCTGTAGACGCGAAGGATCTTCGGTCTGCCTTAGAGGGAAATTTTGAAGCCCTCACAAGCAGCCGGGTGTAAATCACATTTCGTTAAGGAGTTGAATTATGGCATTCGCTAATTCGACCGTAACGGACATCATCGCGACCACAATCCAATCTCGCAGTGGTGTCCTTGCGGACAACCTCACCAACAACAATGCACTTCTGCGTCGCTTGAAAGAGCGTGGCAATGTGCGTCCTTTTTCGGGCGGTAATGTGATCTTGGAAGAGATCATGTATAACGATCCGAATACCAACAACGCCAACAGCTATTCGGGTTACGAGGCTATTTCTATCACGCCGGACAGCCCGATCAGCGCTGCGCAATTCAGCATCACTCAATATGCTGATAGCGTGACGATGAGTGGCTTGGAAATGCTTCAGAACAGCGGCAAGGAACAGATCATCGACCTTCTCGAAGGTCGTATGAAGGTATCCGAGGCGCGTTTGCTCAACCGTATTGCTTCGGACATTTACTTGGACGGTACCGGCAACGGCGGCAAAAATATCACGGGCTTGGCTGCAGCGGTTCCGGATGCTCCGACTTCCGGCACGTACGGCGGCATTGATCGCGGCACATGGACTTTCTGGCGCCCGCAGAAGTATTCAGGCGTTACGGATGGTGGCGCGGCAGTTTCTGCCGCCAATATCGTTCAGTACATGACCGCATTGGCCCTTCGCCTGATTCGTGGCAATGACAAGCCCGACCTGTGGGTGGCTGATGGTACCTATTTCGGCTACTACGTCAATGCTTTGCAAGCTATTCAACGCGTGCAGTCAGATGGCGGTGGTGAGGCTGGTGCTGGTTTCGCTTCGCTGAAGTTCTACGGCGGCGGTATGGCTGCTGACGTTGTCTGCGACGGCGGTATCGGTTCTGCAGCTACGGCTAATCACATGTGGGCACTCAATACGAAGTACATCCACTTCCGTCCGCACAAGGACCGAAACTTTGTGCCGATCGGCGGCGAGCGCCAGGCTATTAACCAAGACGCAATCGTGAAATTGTATGGCTGGGCAGGCAACTTGACTTGCTCCGGCTCGCAATTCCATGGCGTTCTGATCGCGTAAGGAGAAAAATCATGGCATTTACAATCGTCGCGCCGCCGCTCGCTGGCCTCATTCCTATTGCGAATACGGATGCTGGCTACACGCCTGCTAACGGCTCTTCGGCAATCCCTTCTGCTCCGATGTATCCCGGCATGGTCGTACAGGCGGAAGATCCCACCTTCGGCATGGGCGAGTTCATCTTGTTGGCTGGCGTAGCCTCTACGGCTGTCGGTTCGCTGGTGACTTACAACACCGTAAGCTTCACTACAACTCTGTGCCCAGTTACGGCTAACCTTGGTCAGCCAGTAGCTGTCGCAATGTCGGCCAATACGAGTTCCAGCACTTGGGGTTGGTATCAGATCAGCGGTGTTGCAGTTGTGGCGAAATCTACTGGTCTTGGCTTGGCAAACAACGTTGCAGTGGCAGTCAATTCCACCGGAAAGGTCGGCACCAACGCATCTGGCAAGCAAATTCTCGGTGCGCGTACTGCGAATAGTACGGTGTCGGCAACTACGACAGTGCGGCTGGTAATTAATAGGCCACACCTGCAGGGTCGTGTGACCTAAGTTTAGCTTTCATCTAGTTTAAGCCTCGGTTAAAAGCCGGGGCTTTTTTATTGAACCTAATTACTTAGGATATCAATGCAAATCGAAACAGTTTGCAATACCCCAGACGATGTTCTTTTTGCGAATATCGAAGAGAACAGTAAGCGCCCGATTCCTTGGGTGAAGAGTGAAGAGCCGCATGATCTGCAAGCCGTCATCGTTGGCGGTGGCCCAAGCGTGAAAGATTGGCTGCATGAGATCAAATATCGCAAGTCTCAAGGGCAGACGATCTTCGCTCTCAATGGCGCGGCGAAGTATTTAAAAGAATACAATATTGACGTCGACTATACAGTCATCGTCGATGCACGAGAAAGCAATATTCAGTTCATAGGCTATTCGGATTCCTATTTGCTCGCCTCTCAGTGCCATCCGTCGCTTTTTGATAAAGCGATGTGTGCTTCGCTGTGGCATCAGGAATATCCTGATGACATGGAAAGGTTCGATTCGTGCCTTCCTCCAAATAGTCCAGAGCATGCATTGATCGGCGGTGGAACAACGGTTGGATTGTCTTGCATGGCACTTGTCTATGCGCTCGGATATAGAAAAATTCACCTCTATGGCTATGACAGCAGCTATGTAGTCAGTGAAACACATGCATATAGACAATACGATCCACAATGCGTGAATTGCGTTGTAACAGTCGCTGGAAAGTCTTTCAGCACCTCTCTCGCGATGGCCAGGCAAGCTGAACTATTTCCGCAACTGTCGGATACTTTGATTGATAACGGGTGCCTGATTACGTTGCGAGGCGATGGACTCTTGCCATGGACATCGAAGATGTCGGCCCTACCTCAAGAGCCAATGAGCGAGATTGAGAAGTACGAAAAGATGTGGCAGTTGGATGCCTATCGGAAGATCGCGCCTGGTGAAGAAGTTGCAGAAAAGTTCGTTGAGATCGCCGGAATTAAAGCCACTGATTGTGTTATTGATTTCGGATGCGGAACAGGTCGAGGTGCGAGGAAAGTTCACGAACTGACCGGATGCGATTTCATTCTGATGGACTTTGTAGAACATAGTCTGGACGCTGATATAGCCAAACAAACAGACTGGTACACGCGAGTTCGTAGGGATCTTACCAAGCCGATTGACGTTGAATCGGAATATGGCTACTGCACAGATGTGATGGAGCATATTCCACCTGATCAGGTTGATTCAGTACTTAATAACATCATGCGCGCTTCCAAGCGCGTTTTTTTTCAAATCAGCCTAATTGATGATGTTTGCGGTTCGATGATCGGGCAGAAGCTGCACCTCTCTGTCCATCCGTTCGAGTGGTGGATAGAAAAATTCAAAGCGCTTGGCTACCACATCGAGTGGGCGCAGGACGGCGGTGAATCCGCAATGTTCTATGTAGCCAATCCATAAGCCCTACGGGCTCTTTTAAACGCCGAGAGGCGCCATTCCCCAATCACTTGGAGACTGACACATGACTTTCCTTGCTTCAGATGCTAGAAATCCTGAATTCTACGGGGCACATGATCCAGACGCCCGCTTGCACGTTCAATTCTATGAGCGGCCTGTACCGAATGAATTCAAAAGTAAAGAGGCACAACGGCCAATCTTTGAGAACGTGGTGTTCGTAAAGATTCATACGCCTGGCGACAAACTCAACATTATCGACACGATTGCGCGTGAAGATCACAAAGAGCGTTTCCCGCGCCAATGGGCAGCCTTCCAAAACCGCAAGGATGCAGCCGGCCAATTCATCGGTACACCGATCTCTGAATGGACGCGCGTAAGCGCAGCGCAAGCAGAAGAACTCAAGGCGCTGAAGTTCTATACCGTCGAATCAATCGCCACAGCATCTGATGCTCAGTTGC